AGCATTATATGCAAATTGTTTTGCAAGCATTGCAAGTCCAATTGTAGTTAATGGAGTTTGTTCATTACCAGTAAGCAATCTACCATAAGTAGTATTTTCAAGATTATATGATTTGAAAGGAGTAATAGCACCAATAATACCATTAATAGCATTTACTGTACTGGTAACAACATTCTTACTCTTAAGAGGGTATTGAGTATCGGGAACATATAAATTTCTCGATACTAATTCTTCTCTTAATTGAGCAGTACTCTCCGATAATCTTGAAGGTGGTATATTCAAATCGTTAGCCATTAATACTTTTTTAAATAAATACTTGCATAATAATTTTATTATATCTATTTTTACCTTGCCGAAATCTGTTCAAACATGTCTGGCGTAATTCCAACCTATTTTTATCAAAATATTATTGAGGGTAAATTAATAAGTTTATTGTTTAAATTTAAATAAATAAGTATCTTTGGAAATTAATAATGAATTACGATAGTAATGAATATAGTATTCCCTTTATACAAGTTTTGATTATGTTCGAAGAATGTAATCACAAACACTTTGTAAGTTCGTGTTCAACTCGTAGAGGTGAGCAAAGCGGGTTTGCTGAATACTTGCTGTGTCGGAGACACTCCGCTAAAGCGTAAGCGAAATCGCTGGCGAAGTTACAAAAAATAAATGACATATGCAAGACTTTTTATTAAATTGTTAATAAAAAGAGTAAAAAAGTGTAATTATTCACTACCTTGACCATTTTTAACTTCATCTTGTCTTACAAGTGCAGCATTTGGTTTATAAATTTTTTGCATGAATTTTTGTCCATCAATTTCCAACGTAATATCACTAATAAATTGAACTTTATTTTTATCGAATTCAACTTTCAATGGTTTCTTTAATAAATTAGCTAAATCGGCAAGCATACCACCACCTTTGAAATTAGCACTGCTAATAGCTGTAATGGCATTTTGAACTGCAATCCAATCGTCTTTAGTTCCACTCATTGCAGTTCCCATTCTTTCTAAATTTCTTGCCATAAGTGCAGATGAAAGACTTGCAGCAGTAATTGCAGTCATTGTTGCTAAGAACATTGGCATTCCTAATGCACCTCCAAGAGTAAATAATCCTAATGCAGCAGCCATTGCTGCCATACCACCTGCAATAACAAATAATTCTTTACCAGAACCTTTAACACTTTCAAACATTTTTCCCATTCCCATTCCCATTAAACCAATACCTGCTGCTGCAATACCAATACCTGCTCCAACACCAAGTACGGCTAATGCAAATGTTCCGAGACCGGGAGCTGCTATAAGTGCAGCTTTTCCAAATATGAATACTGCTGCTGCTGCTGCCACTCCAATAGCTGTTACAATTGAAATAGACCTAACAATTCCTTGTAATGCTTCAACTTTTTTCTCATCTAATTTACTCATTGCAGTTGCAAGTAAACTAATACCTGCAGCAGCAGCACCAATACCAGCACCAACACCAAGTGCAGCAGCACCAATACCAGCACCTGCACCAGCCATACCTTTACCAGCACCACGACCAGCAGCACGTCTACCACTTGACATTGGTGCTTCATTTCCACCAGCTTTTTTTCTAACTATATTGCGCCAACTATTACCAGTCTTTTCTGAAGTTCCACCTGCAATTCTATCTTTAATTCTATCAGTGATACCACCTTTAGAAGTAAAACCTGCTAATAATTTATCTACAATAAATCCAAATGCTGCTATTCCACCTGCAAATATTAAAAAACCTCTACCTAAAGAACTGTTTGACATTTTAGCCATTAAGTCATTAAAACCTTGAGCAATAGGTCTAATCCATCCAAGTACAGTATTAATACCATTTAACATTGGTAATAATGAAGCCTTGAGTTCATCAATAGTTGCTTTTAATGCGGTTTCAAAATCCATTGCATTTTCTGCACGTTTTTCTAATGCAACACTTTCTTTTGCAAATGATTTTGCTTGTTCTGCAGTTAATGTAGTTACATCCCGCATTTTACCTGCAAGTTGAACTTCAAATTTACTTGATTTTGAATTAAACATAGTAGCACCTTCAATTAATTCTTTTTCTCTACCAGTTAATCCCATACCATCTAAATTTTTTGATAGTAAATCCAATTCTCCACGTCTTTGAGCAATTTCACTAATTTCTTCGTTACTGATACCCAATGCCTTGGCAGCATATTCAAGTCTTTGACGGTCTTCTGTACTTATAATTTTTTGAAATGTACCATCGGATTGTTTTTTGAATGTAACCATGCCTCTGGTCATTTCGGATATTTTTTGATTCCATTTTTCTGGTTCGTTACGGGACATATACATAGTTTCGAACATATCGAGTTTTGCAAATTCACCGCCCATTACCTGTAATTGTGCAACTGCTTCAATAGCACCTTCAAGTGTTCTGGTTTTTTCTGCAGCACTTAGTGCTGAAATTATACTTACTTTAAATTTTTCAGCATCCATTGCCATTTTAGCAATACCTTCACTACCTGCCTTAAAGTTAAATGTATTAATTTTTTTAAAATTATTTGTAATCTCTTTAAGTACATTAGTAGTACTAACACCCATTCTTTCTGAAGTATCTACAATACCCTGCACCATTTCCATACTTCTTTTAGCATCTAAACCCATAATTTCAAATTGTGCACCAAGTTTAGTTGCTTGTTCAATACCAAGTCCAGTACCCAATCCGATTGCAGCAATGTCTTCAGCCATTTCTGCCGATAATACATGTGCTCTACCAGTTTCATCGGCATAACCCTGCATTATGGTTTGGATGTCTGCAAGACCACCACCCATACGTGCAACGTTACCAGCAGAAAGTTCAAAAGATTTTCTAAGTTCAGAAGCCTTAGTACCTGACATACCAAGATTTCTTGTGGTTTCTTTAATTACCTTATCTGATTGCATAAGGTATTCCCATCCTTTTGCAAATAAGGAAGAAGTTTTTTCTACTACTTTATTAAGAGAATCTTGGTTTTTCTTTTGTTCTTTTACAAGTTGATTCAATTTTTTTAACTCAGCAACTTGTTCATTATACTCTTTAGTAAGAGCTTCTAACTGTTTTTTTTGTTCATCACTTAATGAATTATAATTTTTTCTTAATTCATTAATTAAAGTTAATTTATCTTTTTGCACGTCAAGAGCGATGGAAATTCTATCTTCTGCACTGGTCTTTTCATTAAGAGTAGACATGTGTATTTTTTCCAGTTCTTGCTGTTGTTTTAAACTTTCAGTAATTTGTTGCTGAATCGCAGCATCTGCTTTGCTTATTTTTGCCATGATAAATTAATGTGATTTTATATAAATACAAAGACCAAGATTTTTATCGTCTTGGTCTAAAATTGTTTTTACTTCTTGCTTGGTCTTGCATTTTTTCAATTTCTTCATTTTCTCTTTGTAATAAAAATAGAAAATGTCGTCTACGATATATAGGTAATTTTTCTATATAATCTGCTTGAAATTTAGCGTGTTTAGTTAAAATATAGATTTCTTCATCTACCATTTTTTTATATTCACCTGCTAATTGTTTGGGAAAAAAAAATCCACACCTACACTTAAATTGGCATGAAATTTATATTCGTCTTTAGCTGTAAATTCATATTCCATATCAACATCAGGACTAACTTCAAGCAATTTTTTACGAATAGTAAATGCATCAAGTGCTGGCATTGCATCTATAAATCTATCAATATATGACCTATCAGTTTTTTCTCCAATAGCAACAACACTTGCTTTTAGTTTTAATGTGCTGAATTGACTAATTTCTTCACCACTGGCTTCCATATAAGCTTGTGCTCTTTTAAATATTTTTTGTTCTTCACCAGAACTTAATAATCTTAGAGTTGCAATTTTTTTTCTCATTGGTAATTCAACTTTAAAATGTCCATGTTCATCGGGAAGTTCTACATTTTCTTTATATCTTAATTTAAGTAAATCTACTTTAGTATTGAAAGGTATATTAGTTCTTGGGTCAGTTACTTGTACACTATAATCTGAACCATAGCTTGAAGTACGTAGAAATAAAATAATTGCGTTACGGTCACCAGAAAGTAGGTCTTCAACTACAATACCCTGTGTTTTAATCTTTCTTTTTAATAATACGTCTAAAACAGTACCAGCTTCAATTAAAGATGGTGTGGTTAATAAATCCTCATCTTTACTTGTCATATATTCAACATTAACTTCAGAAATGCCATGTGAATAAAATAAACCTCTCGATGGTAATTTAACAATTTCATATGAAGTCATTAAATCTGGGTCAGTTTCTTTAGACATTGTGACTTCATATTCTTGTGGATTATATGAAGACCTTGGTATTGTTGCATTAACTGTTTTAGGTTGTTCACCACCATTAGTTGCTTCTTTATACCTTTTTAATACATCATTGATGTTTTCTTTTTGGGGAAAGTTGTCGTTTTCTGTCATTTTATAATTTTTTATATTTTATTATTGTTTTTGATAAATACTGTAAAAAAAATTTTCGTCAATGATTCAAGATTTTAAATTAAATTACGTATAAGCATATGGAAGTGATAATAATTAAAATAAATAATATTACTTAAAGTATCTGATTAAATAAAATTATGGGCAGAGACAGAATTAAAGAAGATAAAGATTATGAAGAATTGGTTTCGGTTAATAGTTTTGCTGAAATATCAAAAATAAAAATAGAAATAGGTAAACTTTTACCAAGTGACATTAAAATTATTGCAAAAAATGAAAGTCAGAAAAAATTAATAAACTCCATTAAGAATAATGAAATTACAATTTGTGCTGGACGAGCAGGGTCAGGAAAATCCTATGTAGCAATTGCATATGCTTTGAGTCTCTTAAGAAAGACAAGTAATAGATTTAAAAAAATATATTTAGTTAAATCGGTCACCACGCTAAAGGGAGAAGAATTAGGCTACCTTAAAGGCGATTTAAAAGACAAGATGGACCCATTTATGTGGAGTTACTATATTAATATGGAGAAGTTAATTCTTGAGTCTTCTATGAAAACATTGTTAGAAAAGGAAATTATTAGACCTTTTCCTCTTGCTTATATGCGTGGTGTAAGTCTTGATGACTGTATTATCATTGCCGATGAGATGCAAAACGTTACACTTGATAATTCTTTGACATTACTTACACGTATTGGAAGTAATACTAAACTTATACTTCTTGGTGATATCAATCAAATTGATATGAAGAACAAACACGAAAGTTCTTTGGAACAATTACTTGAAATGTATGATAATACAGGAAACATTGGAGTTATTGAAATGAGTAATGATGATATTAATGTTAGAAATCCAATAATTGCAGTTATTGAAGAAAAATATTTGGAACATCAGAGGAAACCAAAGAAAAAAAATATAGGAATTGTTAATAGTAAAACATTATTACTTGAACAAAAGGTTGTCGAAACAGATAAAATAATTACGCATGAAAACTAAAATATTAGTAATATATGTTGGGGTACAGGGTATTCGTTCTGAGGACATTCAAGGTTATATAAGAAAACTTTCAGAAAGAATAGTACCAACCACATTCGAGGGTGAAATTATTGTAATACCTGTACAATCAATTGACACTCGGATTGAATGTATTAATCCAAAATATATCACAGATGCAGAATTAATTCAAGAACATACTGAAATGATGAAAAAATTACAAGAAGAACTCCAATTTCAATTGGAAAATTTAAAAGAAAATAAGAATGAGTAATAAAATTATAGTGGGTATTGACATCAATGAAGTAATGAGAGCCAGATGGCTACAATTCGATAGATTTTATGCACAGGAATTTGGTGATAAAATCGGAGTAGACGAACCATTCTCATATGTTTATGACCTTTTTAATACATATCGCTGGGAAGATGTTGTTGAAATTCAAAAAGAATTGAAAGAACCTGATGAAATGCCTGACAATATCAGTCCAGTTAATTATCAGGTTGATGAAAATGGTGAAGCAGATGCTGATATATTTTTATTTAAAAAAGCTAAAGAAATTAAATTAAGTGCAAAAGAAGTATATAATCGTTTCATGTATGAAGATTATTTATTTGAAATTCATGGTGCTGCACCTAAAATGTATCCTCAGTTAGATTTGGATGTAAATAATTTTTTACAAAAATATGATGATACTGTAGAATTTGTTGTAATGTCTGTTGAAAATAGGTTCAGCATTCCACCAACACTTTTCTTTCTAAGTAAAATTTCAAGCCGATTTAGAAATTATAAATTTATCGACAACCCAATTGATATGTGGAAACATGCCGATGTGCTAATTACAACCGACCCTGAAATTTTAAAACTTGGTGTGCCTTGGGGTAAGAAACTAATTAAACTAAGTAGACCCTATAATGAGAGTATAAAATCTGGTTCAATTGAAGTATTGCAAGTTGCTGATTTAATTGATAATAAAGATTTTGAAAAAATAATTAAATATAAAAATGATTAATATGAGCGAAGAATTAAAAATCTCAGCAGAACAAGCTGAATTAGAAAAAATCGAAAAGATTAAAGTATCTCTCGATAAAATTGTAACTAAGAAATCTAAATTCTTATTTGTTGTACCTGAATCACAAAATCCCGTTGCAAGTGTATATGAAATATATTTTCATGCAACTGTTGTAAAAAATATGGGTTATGATGTATATGTATTGGTTGAAAAGGGTGATTATGTGCCACCTGTTTGGGTGGAGAAGGAACTCACCAACCATAAACACATGTCAATGTCAGACCCTAAACTCACGGTCGGTCCTGAAGACGTAATGGTCATTCCCGAAATATATTCCAACATTATGGAACAAACTAAAAACTTACCATGTGTAAGAATTGGTTTGTTACAATCTGTTGATTATATGGTGAATGCGTTGATACCGGGGACAGATTGGACATCATTCGGGATTCAAGATGTTATTACTACATCGCCTACACTTAAAGAATGGTTGGAGACTTATTATGGACAAGGTAAATTTAATATCAGAACCTATAACATAGGTATTCCCGATTATTTTGAAAAATCAATTACACCACAAAAACCAGTTATTTCTATAATTGGTAGAAATGCAAATGAAATCAGTAAACTAGTTAAACTGTTTTTTAGTAAATATCCACAATATAACTGGGTGACATTTGACCCAATGCTTACCAAGAGTAAACCACCTCAAGCAATGCGTAGAGTAGACTTTGCAAGAAGGTTACAAGGTAATTTTGCTGCTGTTTGGGTAGACAGAATTGCAAGTTTTGGTACATTTCCTTTAGAATGTATGAAGTCTGGTGTAATTCCAATTTGTTTAAAACCAGATATTATGCCAGAATATCTTATTGAGAGAGATGAAAATGGTGTAGCCACTAAAGTTGTTGACAGTGCAGGTATCTGGACTGAAAATTATTATGACTTACCTATATTAACTGGTGAAATTCTAATTAAGTTTCTCGATGACAGTATATTACCAACATTATATGAAGCAATGGATGTTGTTGCAAGCAAATATACTCAAGAAGCAAGTGAAAATAGATTAGTTGAAATCTATTCTCAGATTATTAGTCAAAGAGCAGGTCTTTTAGTGGGTGCACTTACACCTGCACAACCACCAGTACAAGAATAATTTTTAAATAAAAACATATAAAATGAATATATCAGTAATAATTCCAGTACACGAATTTAATGAAAAGGTAGGTAATTATCTACTTAAAGCATTAGAATCAATAGATAAACAAGAAGGTGAAAAACCAAATAAAATTATCATATCCGCATATGATTGTGTAAATAGTGTTAATGAATTTCTTGATAAGAACTATCATTCGGAATTTACTAACATTGCAAATCAAGGTAATACCGATTATCAGTCACAAATTAACTTTGGTATTGAACACATAACAACCGATTATTTCTCGGTACTTGAATTCGATGATGAGTATAGTGTTTCGTTTTTCAAAAACTCAAGCAAATATGTAGAAACGTATCCTGAAATTGATGTGTTTTTAACTATGATGATTGAAGTTAATGAACAGAACCAAGGTATTAAATTAACTAATGAAACTGTTTGGGCACAACAATTTGTTGGTGAAAATGGTGAAATGGGTTATTTGAATGCTAATGCGTTGAAACAATATACTGATTTTAAATTAAGTGGTGCTGTTATCAAAAAGTCTGAATTTAAAAACATTGGTGGATATAAATCTAATATTAAATTAGCTTTCATGTACGAATTCCTTTTAAGAGCATTAAACAATGCATGTAAAGTATTCTCCATGCCAAAAATTGGATATAAACACTTGGCAACCCGTGAAGGTAGTTTGTTTGATACTTATTTAAAAACGATGCCAATGAATGAAAGAAAATTTTGGTTCGAAACCGCAACAAATGAAGCTAATTTTATGAACGATAGAGTAATTGACATATCAAGATTACAAAAATTGGTTGTTGAAAAATAATCCTATATGTTGAATCTACATAAATGAAAGAAAATGATAGCACGGTACAGTATTTTGCTGAAAGGGAAGAACAGGCGGTTATAGATTATATTAATTCAGATTCTCTTGAAGAAAAAAATAGAATCTATAATGAAATTCTAATCGAACCGTTTAGAAAAATGATACAATCCATATTAAGACGATATCCAATACATATTGGAAATTATGATATGGTAGAAGTGGAATCCAATGCACTTACTCATTTAATTGAGCATATGGTGAAATTTAATCCTGATAAAATTACAAAATCTGGCGTAAAAACCAAAGCATTTAGTTATTGTCAAACAATTATCAGAAATTATTATAAAGACCATAGTAAAAAAAGCTATACTGAGAAAAAAATTAATCTAAGCTTTGATGATTATATTGACGAAATAAATGAGAATGTTGAATATACCTACGAAATCGAAACCAGTGAACAACAACAGCTCGAAAAATTAATCAATACTGTTATAGAGAAAATTGAAACCAGAATTAGCACTGATACAACAATGAAGAAAAACGAAATTATTGTTGGTGATGCTATAGCCAATATTTTGAAAAATTGGCATTTATTGTTTATGGAAGATACTCCAGAGGGAAAATATAATAAAAGAATCACAAATAAATTTGCAAAAAATAAAATATTATTATTTCTTAAAGAACAAACTGGTTTAAATACAAAAGAAATTCGAATTGCAATTAAACCATTTAAAGAAATATATTTCTTGGAGAAAATCGATTATATTGATGATTAAAGTCTATCAGACAATAGTTGATGAGGGTCGTGGTAATTGCATGCAAGCAGCAATTGCAAGTTTATTAAATTTACAACTTAATGATGTTCCAAACTTTAAGGAATTTGGATATGATTGGTTTCCAGTGTTTAATGATTTATTACATAAGTTTGGTTACGAATATGAGGGTTGTTTATATAATTATAATGCGTTTCGGATTATCAATAAAAGAAAAAATGTAAAAAGTGCCGATTTACGAACAAGATTTAATAAAATAAAAAAAATGGAAGGTGTTGATGGTTATTTTTATGCAAGTGTGTATTCACCTAAATATTATAACCCAAATGACGAACCACCAGTAACACATGCTGTTATAATAAACAAATCATTAAATATTGTACATGATGTTAATCCAGAATATAACGAAGCCACTCAATATCCAGAGACAAAAAAATTAAAATATAATGGAATACTTAATGTTTTTATGATAAATCCAGTTTTAAAATAACTCGTATTTATATGTACCAAAACTAATAAAATGCCGAGACCAATTAGAAAAAAATTAAAATTTGATGAGGATAGTGTAAATAAACTACTTCAAGAAATATATGACGATAGTCATAACCAGAAAGCTAAAATAACCAGACTATTTACTAAATGGGAAACCAAAGTAAAAGAAGGTGGAGAAATTCAGGCAATTGGTGACCAAATTGTTAAAGTAATTGCATTAGAAGCCAAGAACGTTGACCAAAAAATAATGTTATTGAAGTTTTTGAAGGAAGTGGTTTTCGATAATAAGTCTGCTGGTAGTGGAAGTGGTGAACAATCAAAATCTAACGAGGTTGGAGAAAACATTTCAGCAGATAGAAGAAACGAATTGTTAAATTTTGTTCAAGAAGAACTTGAACGTAAAGAAAAAGAAAGAAAATAAAATGAGTTTAAGTTCAGATAAACAGAACATTTTTGTTACAATCGGGTCATTTGTTTCATTAATAAACAGTATTGATTTACCAGAGAGAACAAATTTACTTTCATCAATTAATAATAAAAATGATGTCATACCGTTTTTGCTTGACATTCTAAAAACTGTTGCTGGAACTGAACAATTAAAACAACTTACTGGTCAATTACTTACTGATTTTATTGATAATGTTGAACCAAAAATGAAAAGTGCATTAAAAAAACAAACGACACAATTTAATTCTGGTGAACAACTTAGTCCTCAATTTACTTTAGATGGTTTTAATATACCAATAAAGAATATCGATATTTCTAAAAAATTTAAATCAAGTCCAAGTTCAGATACTGGAAGCTTACTATATAGCGATAATTCAAATACTTTTGATAGAAAAATATTTGATTCGATTCTAACTGGTAATGATATTACGTGTAATAATATGTTACTCAAATATAATCCTACAACAGATAGTATTAATTTTAAACCAACTCTATCATCTGCTGGTTCAAATATAGGTGACTGGATGGCAAATTTTATTGACGATACCGTTGTTGTGGATAAAAAAGAATTTTTAACCAATGTAATGAATACCATTTATGGTAGTGTTACTGCAAATCAGAATAAAACGGTTGAACAGGTATATGAAGAACTACAGATAAGTCAATTAATTGAACAATTAATTCAAGGTGACGATAGTTTTGAAATCAGTCCAGATGAATTAAATAAATTATTATTAAAAGCACAGGGACTTGTTGATGGTGTTGTTTATTATGACATGGGATGTGGAATTGTTGAAGCACAATTACCCCTTAGTGGTATGACAAATTTAATAAATGAAATTAAAAATTCAACCGATTCGAATGCTGTAGCAAATGCTATTGATGATACAATTGATGAAAGTTTAGAAAATAATCCTGAAGTGGCAAATGAAAATAAAGAAACAATTAAGGATGGATTTTTTCAAAAACTAATTCAAGCAATTACGTTATCTCTTTCACAATTTATGGTAACCGCACCACAAATACGTGCATTACTTGGAATCTTAAGTGCATTTATAAACGATGGTGTTGCTAAGATTGGAAACGCTCTTGATGATTTGAGAAAATTTAGGACATTTTTAATATGTATTATACGGGATGTAATTAGACAAATCGGTGAATATATCTTTGATTTGGTCGTTGGATATCTAATTGCATTAATTACACCAATAATTCAACAGCTTATTCAGGAACAAATAAATAAACATAAAAATCAATTAAAGACATTAGTTAGTTCAAAAATATAATTTAAATAATATGATAGTAGACCAGAAATTAAACAGACAATTTGTTGGAGTATATCTCATCGATGGTTCGAAAGAAGGTACACAACTCGCAACAACAATTAAACCGAATTGGTTTAGAAGATTAGCAACAAGACTATTCTTGGGTTGGAAATGGATTAGCATTAAAGAACTTAAAACAGTTTAATAGTGCCAATGGATTTTAGCAATATTGAGGATATTCTCGGTGGTTTCACGAAGATATTAAAACTATCTTCAGTTGGAAGTGCATTGCCAATTCCGACACCACTCATATTGGTTGGTGTTCCAAGACGTGGTGGATTATCTCCAATAAAAATATCGTCACGTATTATTGCCAGAAAATCTGAAGCAGGTCTTCCTGTTGGTGCATTACCTTCTGGAGCAATTAATCCAGATGAAATTATGTGGAGAATTGCTGTTGAAGAAATAATTAACGCATTGCAGCAAGAAGCTGTGATTACGGTGGCAATTCCCCCCGGGATTTCGCTCACTGCAGCAGGTATTTCACCAACAGGACCTGTATCGGTATTCGGTTCAACAATTTTTTATGCGAAGGGTTATGGAATTATACAATAATGGAAGATTTAAAAAAATATACACCAATCGAGCTAAATAAAATGATTAACGATGTTAAAGAAAAACACGACTCGTTAAAACAAGAAGTAATTGCTCACACAATTGAAATTGATTCACTTGAAAAAGTAATTAATGAAAAAATTTTGGTCATTAGTCAATTAGAAAAAAACTATATTGAATTAATTGAAGAAATAACAAGCCGATAATGTTAGATAAACAAGTAATACAAACAAGTAAATCCAATTATATTGATTCGTCATATGTTGTTACGAAGACCATATATTATGGTGAAGTAATATCTATTGATGACGATACTGATGGTGGTAGAATTAAGGTTAGAATTGATGGTTTGGATAATAAAATAAATAATTCTGATTTGTCTTGGTGTTATCCAATACTACCTAAGTTTTTCCACGTTTATCCACAAATTGGTGAAATGGTTAGAATAATTCTTGAAGACATTAAATATCCATATAAAAGTAGATATTGGCTTGGTAGTGTAATATCTCAACCACATAAAATTGGTTTTGATTCAACATTTACTTCATTATCCACAACAAATTATGCTTTAACCATTCCAGATAAAGCACCTTCAACATACCCTGATGCTAAAGGTGTATTCCCGTTAAAAACAGACGTTGCAATTATTGGAAAAGTAAATACTGATGTTATTTTAAGAATAAATGAGGTTCATATCAGAGCAGGTAAGCATGAAAATGATGACATATTAAAACTCAACACAAAAAACCCTGCAACAATTAGTATGGTTTTTGAACAAGTTGGTGATAATAAAGACTATCAAAGCAGTACTGTTATAATGAGTGATAAAATTGCAATACTTTCACATAATGGAAATCCACAATTCAAATCAGCAAAAGTGGAGTCTAAAGATAGAGAAAGAATATTTGCAGAAGGACATCCAATTGCAAGGGGTGATGTTTTGGTTGAAGTATTAAATATAATGAGAAATGCAATTATTGGTCACATTCACGGATATTCCAATCTACCAGCAGATAAAAATGCAATAATTAACGACTTAGAAAAAATTAATCTTGATGCGATTTTACAAAAAAACATTGTAATTAATTAAATTTTTTCTATTTTTGTCCTCATGAATATAGAAATCCCAATACCACATCAATTATTTACGTCATTTAATGACGTGGTATTCTTTGATGAACCACATAAATATTATTTAGATAATAAACAATTAATTAGTGTTACTACATTAATTCATAGGTATCAAGAAGAATTTGATGAAGATTATTGGTCACTATATAAAGCTAATGAACATAAATTAACTCAAAGAGAAATTATTCGTGCTTGGAAATTTATAAATAAAAAGGGTACTATGAAAGGTTCTGCAATTCATGATTATGCAGAAAAACTATTTTTAAATAAGATTTATGAGTACCCAGAACGAATGATTTTAGATGAGTTTGGCTTCGACCCAATAAAACCAGAATACGATATAACTAAAAAACATGTGGATAATTTCTATAACGATGTTCAGGGTAAATTAATACCAATTAGAGCCGAAATGATTCTGTGTGATAAAGAAAGTCTTATTGGTGGAATGCTTGATATGTTGTTCTGGAATACTGAAACCAAACAATTCGAGATATGGGATTATAAGACGAATAAAGAATTTACTGAAAAATTACCAGAAGATAAACCTAAAAGATATATGCGTGATGACTTATATATGCTTGAAGATTGTGATTTGGAGATTTATTCGTTGCAGCTTGAAATGTATAAACAAATAATTGAAAAGCATGTTCCAATTAAACTCGGAAAATCTAATATTGTTTGGTTTAGTCATAATAATGATAATTACAAAATTATTGAGACTAAAAATCGAGAGTATTATGTGAAAAAAATAATCGAAAATCGAATGTTAGAATTAGCTGCATAATCTCGCCAAAACTAATTAAAATAAAAAAAGCCACAAAATTGTGGCTTTTGATTTTTTTAGAGATTAAGTATACATCTGTACGGTTGAATTTCTAACGTAATGTTAGATAAATCATCTGTTCCGTATTCATTATCACCAAAATCGATTGATGTAATCATGCATTGTTGTAAATCCCATTTCTCTACTTCAATACCAGTTGGGTCTAATGCTTTCAATAAAATATTTTTCTTGTATCCTGCTGCATAACCCATACGTCCTGTGAGTGATTCTGCATGTAAACGAACCCATTCCATAAGTTGTTGTGAAGTGGACGGTCCTATCGGGTCAAGGAATGTTATAGACATTGCCTCCCAATTATATCGACCAGCAACATAATTTCGTTCGTTCATGTAGTCAATCTGTACTGAATTAATTTTCATTGAAGGTCTTTTAAATTTTTGTACTTTCCAGACTTCAATACCCAATTCATCTGCAAATTCTGCAAAGAATCTATTAACTCTTTTTGGTTCGTATTCAAATGGGATACCCCTAATCATTTCTCCTGCCATGTTATTTAATTATTAATTGTTTCATGTTTATTTTTTGCGTTTTATAATAAATACTCTAGTAATCAAAAACGAAATATTATTTTGGCATAATACCTGTTCTTAAATACAATCTATTTTTTGGATTGAAAGGTTTTACTGTTTCTTCAATTACTGGTGCTTCAATCACCACCTTCTCTGGTTCAATCACCTTCTCTGGTTCAATCACCTTCTCTGGTTCAATAATTTCTTCAATCGTTTCTTCGATAACCGCTTCATCCAGTACTTTTACTAATTCTTCTTCAGCGTCAATATCATGCATTTCATTAATGATATCAACATCTTCTTCGTTAATTTCGGTAACAATTTCTTCCGTTGTGTTTATAGGTTCTTCGATTTCGGTATTAACCCAATTTTTTCTAATTCTTGTCATTTTATTTTATTTAAATTCAATATTATTTTTCATAAATACTTTAAAAAAGAAAACCCACAAAATCAGTGGGTTTTCCCATTTTAAAAATTACATTATGCACCAACATCGGCAAATGATGCGCCAGAAGGAGTTACTGTAAACGTAATGCCGATAAATTCAACAGCACGTGTTGGTTTCAAGAATATTTCACCATATAATTCATTTCTATCACGAGTTTCTGGTGTATTATTACTATCGTCCATTTTAATTCTGAAATCATATAAACCTCTTTCTCTCTTGATTGTATCAAGAATAGGTGTTGCTTTTGATAAGAATTGGTCGATTGTTGCTTGGTCGTTTTGTTCAAATACAAGTCTGATTGCTATATTAGCGATAAGAACTTTGATTTGAAGTAAAAGTCTACGAACATTGATTCTATCAAGTGCACTTTCTTTAACCTGTAAAGTTTTTTGTCCAAAGATTGCAGTACCTGCATCTGCGAAGTCAGCCATTGGGTTGATTCTACCTGCATATAATGTATCACGAGCTTCAAGACTTAATTTGTATTTAGATTTTCTTGCGTTTGTAACACCACGATTAAGACCAGCAGGTGCAAACCAAGGGAAACTTGTGTTATCAGTAAATGCCATTGCTCTTACAACTTCACCTGTAGGTGGAATATAAACATTAACATTATTCTGAGTATCACGCATCTGAATCCAAGGGAAGTATGTACATGCATAGCTACTATCAATATCTGCAGTATCAAGTAAATCAGTAATGTCTTGTGCTGCAAGAACATCTGCTTTTCCACCGTCACCAATTGTGGTGGCAATATTTACATCGGGACTATCGATAATATAAAGTGTATCAGTTCTTTGTTGTTCAAGCATTTCGATAGTATCTTGAATCAAGACATTCTGGTCACTCCAGTTAATAGAGGGAGTTGCAAACAAGTTGATTGTAACTTCTTCTGGATTGGCAAAAGTATTAATTGCAGTCTGCCATGCTTGGAAGTCATTCACTGGATTGCCATTAGGAACTACACCATCAAAGATTCCATTAAGACGGAAATTATCTCCATATGAGTGTCCAATTCTATTTACATCCCAACCATCAAAACCACCAGCAGGAACTAAACTAAATTTTCTTGTATTAATATCGTAATAAGTATTGGTTGGATTAAGAACATCTTCGATTGTCTGGAATTTACCAACACCTGCATCAAAGCCATAACCAAATGAAGTAACTGTGCTTGCACTAATATCCATGTGGAAACCATTTGTTTTTACATGACTACCAGTACTTACGATACCATTAAAGTTAAAGAAATTCTGGTTAATGCCAGTTCCAATTGAACTGCTTGTATCATATCCATTTTCTGAAACACCAAGATATACTTTTCTTATTCTTTCGTCATCGTTATATTTGGTTTTGTAGAAAATCTTAGGTGCAATACCGTCAAGTGAAGCACCTGTTGCAGCCATATCATAGTTATTAAATAAATAACCTTCAAAACCAGCAGGGAAGTCACCAACGGTTAGGTCAGCAGCTACTTCAATCATCACATACATACTCTGAAGCTCATATTCACCATCAGTAGTACCGATACGTCTACCAACATAATTATTATTACTTATAACTAAACCGCATCTTGTGAAAGTTTCTAATATTCTTGGATTATCATCTGTATCGTTAAAGTCACGAATCACAATATCAAATTCCATTGCTATTGGATTAATGTTTGTAATACTGATTTTTATTTCTTGGTTTGCTGCATTACCGTCAGAAATGCTTACAAATTTAAATAACCTGCTTACAGCATTACCTTTAATTTGAGAAACAACCCAAGGAGTTTCAGGTGTTTTAAATTGTGTTTTATAATTGGTGAAAAAATTTTCATCACAATAAAGTAGAGTACCATATACACCATAACCAAATGGTAAAATAGTGGGGATACCATAACTTGTAAATCCCGATGTTCCACTATAATTAAGTATTGAATCACCTGCACTATCAAGTTTTTTAATAAGGTCACCATAAACAGCTTCAACCCAAATCTTAGTTGTTTTATCTTTTGGTTCAAAACCAATTACGTTTGGTAAGAAGCTACTTGAGTTTGGATTTAATGATACAGTATAAGTTTCAGTACTACCAGTTGCTTCTGATGTTTGTGGGTTTGTGCCAGCATTGGTTGCAGTTAATTCAAACTGACCAAATAAGTCACCAGTTTTGTTATTTGTAAAGTTACCGCTCAAAATAAGACCACTCTGTGTTTGATATGTATCAAAAATTGTTGTTGGGTCAACATTTACATTATCTTGAACCCTACCTCTACTTCTAATAACAGCAAGTACCATATTTTTATAGGCACTGTATTCAGTACCAGTAAATGTTGTTCCAGTAACAGAACAAGTACCACTAAGTGTGGTAGTATATGCTGTACATATAAATGAAAATGATTCACCTGTGAATGAAGTATCGCTGATTTTTTTAAAACCCTCAAGACCCTCAGGACCCTCAAAACTCACTCCAGTATCACCACTTGCACTTATCGATACACCAAGGTATGCACCATCAGTAAATGTTGCAGCGAATACTCTTGTTGCACCACTTACAATTGTTGAAGGGTCTATACCAGCATTCAATGTAAGTGCCCATGCTTTACCTGCATCATATCCACTTAATCCTAATACTCTGGTTACCCATAATTGATTAGAATCACCAAGATATGCATTAGCTACATATGGTAATTGATATTGTGGAATCAAATTACTACCGTTTGATATTCTTTTTACACTTTGTCCACCAAATCTATTTGCGAACTGTGTTTGGTCTTGAATGAAAACTGGTTCAAAGGCAGGTCCTTTCAGTGTTTCGCCCACAAGACCCAATGTTGTTATTCCTACGTTACGTGTCACAAATGTAAGGTCACGTTCCTTAAATTTAACCCCCGGAGAGGTAAATACAAATTCTGCCATGTTATTACTTATTTAATTTTTATTATTATTTTCTTTCGTACATTCATTTCAAATAAATACTAAAAAAATATCGAAAAGGTGTTTTAATTCAATTATTATAACCCTGCTGTTCCTAGTAATAAATCCAAATTTTGAACTTTTTTAATTTTTTTGATTCAAATTTTTCAAAATTTTGATTTTTTTTAATTAAATTTTATTAAATTTGTTTAAAAATTATTTTAAAAATAATTGAAAATATTTCTATACGTAAGGTTTTTTTGCGTTTAGTATTTATTATAAACGTGTTATATGAATAAATCACAACGAATATATTTTAATTCCAATCAAGGCGAAACCGATAAATATATTAAGGTCAGGCTTGAACAAGAAACTGATAGTCTTGAATTTCTTAGTATGAGAATTGATACCAAGGACGTGTATCGGGATTTCAATGCTGATTACGGTGTATTGGTTGGTAGAGTTACTGCAAATGGTGGTGTTGGAATACAAAATGCGAGAATCAGCATCTTTATCCCATTAGCTGAAGAAGATTATGATAATGGTGACATAAAAAGCATATATCCATATAAAACACCAAGGGATAAAAATAAAGAGGGAAAGCGATATAATTTATTGCCAAGAGTTTCGAGAATAAATCCAGCTAATGGTGAAATAAAACCAAAACAACCGTTTGGTAGTTTTCCAACAAAAGAGGAAGTTATAACAAATTCTGAATTTTTAGATGTATATAAAAAATATTATAAATATACTGCATTAACTAATGATGCTGGTGACTATATGATATTTGGTGTTCCTATTGGAGTTCAAACAGTTCATCTTAGTGTTGATATTACAGATATTGGTAAATATAGTATGACACCTGCAGCAATGGTAACTAATCTCGGTTATAGTCCTAACTTATTTACTGATAATAATAGTAAAATTAAACCAAGTAGTGACCTTAACGATTTACCAAATATCGAAACACAAGAAATTAGTGTTAATATTGTTCCGTTCTGGGGTGATGCAGAAACTTTTGAAATCGGAATAACCAGACAAGACTTTAGAATTAGGTCAGTGCTGAAAAATACTTTTATTATATTTGGCAGCGTATTCACGGATGGGTCTACTTCGATGTGGGGTTCATATAGAGAATATGGTGGAAATGATGATAAAAATTTGATTAGACAACTCTATGCAGCAAAACCAGATGGAAATGCGACTAATGGTATGTATTCTAAGAGAATTGGAATTATTACTGAAAAAATATATTATTATCTACCAAATGTTACTGATGAGGAAATTCCTAATGCCGACCCAACTGACCCCAATGTAATGAGAATATTAGATTCATCAGAATATTCATCATACAAAAGAGATGGTGATTTTGTGTTTATAATTAGTTGTAATCGTGATAAAGTAATCACAAATGAATTTGGAATTGATGTACCATTATCAAATACTTCATCAGATGGTGTTTTTACAAAATTTAAAGGATTTATTACAATAGAAATAACTCCAGATGAACTTCCAATGGATTTTACTGCAAATTTGGGTGATGATAAAACAAATGTTGTGCCGTTTAGATACAAACTTAAATTTCCTCAATATGCTTCTAAAGGTAATTCATTTAATTCAACAGATGATAATAAATCTGCAGTTTGGAGAAAACAACATTTTACATTTGAAGCTGGAAAATTATATAGTGTATCGAGATTTCATGGCGTAACTCAAAACACACATCATGATGATGATACTCAAAATACGACAGATTATTTTTTTAATTATAATACTATTAACAATGTATGGTATTCAGACACACTTTTTAATGTTGGTATTATTGTAAATAATGATGATGTTGGTGGCGATGAAATTCGACCAAATTCAATTTATCAATTTCCATCAAATTTTTATCAAGACCCAAGATATAAACATTTTGGGGGAAACTGGATGAATTTTAGCGTTCATTTACCCCAAGTTGGTTTTATGCAAAACGGATATGCATATGTTCATTTTGTTAGAAATACCGATAACTTTTCATATCAAAATGGGAGGTCAAGTCCGGGGGGGAGTAATGAATTTTATTATTACAATAATTCCCAACCAATTGCTGCTGGTGATACTAACACTAAATTTATGGCACGTTCTGATTTACATTGGACTGATTTTATTGAAGTACCTAAAGAAGATGTTAAGAAAATAAATGATATTAGTGAAAAGGGTTTTAAAGAAAGTGAGTTAGCTGTTGGATTGAGTGGTAAATATAGAAATGGTGAATATCAACCTGCAGGTTGGTCAGCACCATGTCCAGTTAACGGTGGAAGACTTCAAGGTGATATAAATAATGCACCCGACTCTGAAACATATTTCTATAAAGGATTTGATACTGCGAATTGTTTTGAATTTTTAACTAATTTAGGAATTAACTAAACAAAAAACCCCTCATTTCTGAGGGATTTTTCTTTAGTTAATTTTTAACTCATATGTGTGGTAAAATTCTGGTTTATCAACATATCTTCCACGTATATATATTGTAATATATTCTCCACTATTCGTAAACGTTCCAATTACTGGATTATATGCACTGGTACTTCTAAACGTCACGGTATTATCGACAATATTCATTATACGGAATGTCTTTAAAATTTGTTACAAAAAACAGAAACTATTTTCAAGGTATTTATAGTATATGGATAAAAAAGTCGAAATATTATTAAATAGTTATAAGAATATTGAATCAGTCAATACTGATTTATATGAAAAAATTGAATTAAGTAATAATCCAAATCGAATTACCGAATATGATATCAGGAATGTGCTTAGTGTTACAGAAGTTTTTGATGCCGAACGTGAAGCAAATCAAGTTTATCGAATATATGGAAAAATCGAATATATGTCGATATTAAATGGATTAATAAAAGATTATCAATTTCTCCCCAATTTCTTTAATCCAGATTATACTGGTAATAGTTTAAATATTTTAAATTCATTTAAATTTTATTTAGTTATACCAGCAGTTAGTGGTTACACAAATATTGTTAGTGGTGGAAGTACGATTATGTGGGTGAGATGTTTTCAGGTAGTAGCTACACCATCACAATTTGAATTATTTCCTGCTGGCTTTGGTAATAATGTATTTGGTGAACAAAGTTATGCATTTAATTTTAGTGTAGATATTGACGTTTCTTATTTACAAGACCAATTTGGTTTTCCTGTGACTGAATTGTTTTTATATGCAGAATATATAAAAAATCCATTAAAAGAAACATTGAAAGCCACTGTTTGGAATAATGTTGGTATTAAAAGTAAAATCGATGTAAATACGACAGTGTTTGAAATCGGTGATTATATTATGATTAATAGTAATAATAAAACTTGCGATATAATAGAATATTCTAAATCATTATATTTACAAGAAAATCATACACCACAGACGTTTTATATATCAACTAAATATATAAAACTACCATCAACTACCAAATATTTGCAATGGAAATACAATCCATTTATTCCAATAAGACTAAGATATTTAACAGATAGTTTATATAAAGCAAATAGTGGTGGAACATTATATGACCAAGTAAATTCAATACCATACTATGCAACACAAGTTGATAATAACGGCAATTTTATCTGGAGAAACATCATGCCCGAAGGTTATACTGACCCGCTAAGTGGTAGAGGAACTAATTATCCGTTTGTAAATAAACGAAGATATTTATTCACATCAATCGTTTTTGATGTTACTCCAGATTTAGATGATGATGACACACGTGATGTATTTGCTGAAATCTGGTTTAGTAGATATCAACAAACATTATATACACAGCCAATTGGTGATATTAATAACATCGGAAAACCATGTCAATAATTAAGGAAAGAATATTAAATACAGGAAACGACATGAACCTAAAAATCACATTGGGTTCACATGACAGTTTTACTGGTTATCAACAAGAAATTGATAATCTCACACAATTTACCTCAAATAGAGCAATAAATCCTCCAGTAGATGCTGAAGTACTGAGATTTAAAATGACACCAACTATACCCATAACCACATTACTATTTAATTTTTATTTAGCAACTGCATTTCCACAATATAAAACATCATATACACATGCAGGATTTATTACAGTAGATGACCAAAAAGGAACTGCTAAATATAATAGTTTTTATATTATGGATTTTTATGACACATATGACCCAGATATACAAAGAAAGATATTCAGCACATATTTTACTAAGCTTGGAACATCATCGGTTTCAAATCACACAATAAGTTCAAACTTAAATCAGTTATATTACTGGAATATTCCAAAATATTATGTTGATGAACATACTGGCACAACGTTTATTGGATATATTAGGTTTATGTTTATTAATGCTATTTTAGGTGAAACAACATTATTTTATAACGATATTCCAACACTTAGCATCCAGACTGCAGAAAAAATGTATTTTAAAGTAGAATTAGATAAAATAAATAAGTCGTGGAAAATACTTAATTTTTCTAATGGGATAGTTGTTCTTAAAGAATTGGTTGGTAGTCCCGAATATATTGATAGAATAAATGATACGTATCCAAAAGAACCAAACATTCAACAAACATATCCAGATGGAAACGTTTTTAATTATACTGATGGTAAATATGATGAAATCTAATTATTTAACAACATAGCCAATTTTTGGTCTTCTTGTTGTTTTTACAATTTCGAATTCTTTTTCGTCTTGGATAAAACCTAAGATTTTTAATGCATATTTACTTACGAAGAAACGGTCACCGTCAATATTCTCAATTGGATTTGACTCAGCGAATCCTTCAAAAAGCAATGGGAGTGGATTTCCTTTAATTGCAAGATATTCTTGACGACTGGCAAAATTCTTCAAGACTTGTTCATCATATTGGTTTACATCAACCCTATATTTTGTGAATAAAGCTATTTCGTATGTTAAATCCACATTTGTCGGCTCTGGCATTCTGAATTGTAAATATATGATTTCACCATTATCCATAATTGGTACGTTCATATACCTGAATTTTCTGGGTTGTGGTACACGATATTTTGTACCAAGTCTTGTACCAGCTTGTTTATCAATACGTCTTACTGTAATATATGGAGTGGGTACGTTATTGTCATTATCCATGAACTTCCAAGTTTTACTAAATTCTCCCCAACGGTCGTTATCAAGATAAAATGTAGGAACTGATTGGTTATCAATTGTAGCTTTCATTCCGTCACGGTTAACATAATCAAACAATGCTTGGTCTAAATCTTCAAGTAAAATCGTTCTTGGAAGATACTTAGTATTCGTGTCGGTTTCACGCATAAGTTCTTCAATTCTATCCATACCATATTTAAGGTATTCAGTCCCTATCTTCGGTGGATTAGTATCAAGCGTTAGTTTAACTCTTTTTGGAAGTGCCATTAAATCAATTTTTATATAAATACTCTTGCATTTTAATTCTTAATTAACTATATTTGCTTTCTAAAAAGTTGTTATGCTTGTAGAACGAAAAGAATTTAAAGAAAAAGACGATAGTATTGGTTATATTGAATCCGTCTTTAATTCTGACAATGTGTTAAAAACTACATACTTCCCTTCAAGTCAAAGACTATATATTGCGTTTAGTAGAGGACATACTTATTCCTATGCTAATATTAATCCAGAATTATATAAAGAGTTTGAAGAAGCAGATTCACAGGGTAAATTCTTTTATAAAAAAATAAATAACAATAAATCATATCCTTATCGTAAGGAATTTACTTTATATCCTAAAGAAGTTCAAGACCTGAAAACCATTGTGGAAAATCATATACTTGAAGAAAATGCAAACGAAAATAACGATGAATAGCGAGCAATATGAAAACCTGATTTCTTTAATGAAAGAAGCATTAAAATTTTATGCTAATATTGATAATTATAAACAACAAAACGAATTTGAATTATTTAAAAAAATCGAAATTGATGGTGGTTCACAAGCACGCTTCGCATTAAAACGTGTTCAAGAAATTCTTGATGAAAATCAAAAAATGAAGGATGATTATAATAGGATTATTGGTGAAACAATTAATGCAATTGAAAATCATCCAATTGACCTTACTGATATAATAAAATCCATGAAAAACATTTAATTATGCCCACATTTAACGAATATCAACAAGAAGCAGTAAAACATAAAATATCTTTAGATAAATTTATGGAAGAACATCCAGATACACCTAAAGACGTAATTGAATTACTGGCTGTAGCATATGACGGTCTTGGACTTGGCGAAGCAGGTGAGGTTCAGGGTAAGATTAAAAAAATTATTAGAGATAATGGTGGTTTAATCACAAAAGAAGCTAAATATGAAATCGCCAAAGAACTCGGTGATACACTATATTATATAGCATCAATGTCTGATAATCTTGGAATTCCATTGGAAGACATTGCAACAATGAGTGTTGAAAAAATACATGACAGATACTTAAGAGGTGTTCTACATGGAAGTGGAGATAATAGATAACTAAAAATAAGTAAATTAAAAATTATGAACAATTATTTTATTTTTACAAAATTCGAAAATGATATTCACATGAATCATATTTCTGAAGAAATTTTGAATAAGCGTCTTGAAGAGGGTTATTATTCAAATTATAATATTTTAAAAGAGATTCCAAAAAATACCACCAAATATTGGAACGTAAATGACGTTTTAATTATTAAAGGTGAAATGGCTGCGTTTAAGGTCACACAGAAATATGAAAAAATCGAAAATGAGTAATATATGGAAATCAGATTTAAAAAATTAGTGCCAGAGGCAAAAACCCCATTTAGAACACATGATGTCGATGCTGGGTTTGATTTGTTTGCGGTTTCAATAAATGAAACCCCAGATTTTATCGAATATAATACAGGAATTGCTGTTGAAATTCCTGAAGGATATGTAGGACTTATATTTCCAAGAAGTTCAGTAACTAAAATGGATTTAATGCTTAAAAATAGTGTTGGTGTTATCGATGCATCGTACAGAGGTTCTCTCATGTGCAGATTTCAAAAATTTAATGAACAGAATGTTTGGGGCGACCCTAATAATATAAAAAAATTTGATGTCGGTGACCGAGTGGCACAAATAGTATTCATGGAAATTCCAAAAATAACATTAGTTGAAGCACAAGAACTATCAGATACTGAACGTGGTGATGGTGGCTTTGGCTCGACTGGTAGTAAATAAATAATAATTATATTAATAAATCTTGATTATGAAGGGTACAACTGGAATCAGAATTAGAAGAGACGGTGCAAGAAAAGCACTTGAAGCACAATTGGTGCGTGGCACAAAGCCAGAAAAAATTAACGGTAAGACTACCAGCAAAATGGTTGCATTGACTGATGGAGATAAGACTCGCATCAAACGTGAAATTGAGGTGCTCACTAATCCGAAGAAATAATGAAACAATATTTGGATTTATTACAAAACATCATTGATAACGGTGTTGAAAAAGAAAGTGGACGTGCAAATATGCCGAACACTATTGGCATTTCACATGCCGTAATTAAAATGGACTTGCAAGAAGGTTTTCCATTACTAACTACAAAGAAAATGTACTGGAAAGGCATTGTGCATGAACTCCTATGGTTTCTCAATGGAAATACAAATATTAAATATCTCGTTGATAACAACGTAAACATCTGGAACGGTGATGCTTATAGATGGTATTTAACATACCATAAAAAAAGTAGGTGTATAACACCACCGTTAACAATGGAGCAATTCATTAATGAAATAAAAACTAATGAATGTGTTAATCCTCATTGGGATAATATTGGTGATTATTCTAATTATGAATGGACATACTATAGACTTGGTGACCTCGGCAAAGTTTATGGTTATCAATGGCGTAATCAGAATGGTGTTGACCAAATAAAAGAGGTTATCGAAGGTTTGAAGTCGAATCCTTATAGCAGGTATCACATTATCGATGGTTGGAACAAAGCGGATTTCAGAGAAATGGCGTTACCACCTTGTCACCTACTGTATCAGTTCATTGTGAGACCATTATCTCATAGTCAGAGATGTGATTTATATTATGTGCAGGGTCAACCCTCACATGTGTATGCAAACACAACTGAAGATGATTTAGATAATGATAATATCCCTAAATTCTATCTCGACCTGAACATGTATCAGAGAAGTTGTGATACATTCTTAGGTGTTCCTTTCAATGTTGCAAGTATGTCAATACTTTTGATGTTATTTGCAAAGGCAAGTAACATGGTTGCTGGTGTTAGTACTTGGATTGGTGGTGATACGCATTTATATGTTAATCACATGGATGCAGTTAATGAGCAGTTGAGTAGAGAACCATTGGCATTACCGACAATGAAAATTAATAAAGAACTCAATAGTCTTGATGATATATTGGCACTAACCATTGAAGACTTTGAATTGGTTGGTTATGATAACCCACATCCAGCAATCAAAGCCGAATTATTCACTGGATTGAAAAAATCTTAGTTATGGAAAATGTTACTGAGTTAAATGATATGGGTGTTTCTGTGAGTATTGCATATATTGTTGAAAAACGTAACGATGCTTTGGAACACCTTAATGAACTGATTAAAACTAATCGAAGTGCTGAGGTTATTAAACACACATTAGATATTGTTTTAAGACATAATGAACAAATAAAAAAACTGGAGGATGCACTTGTTGTATTTAATACTCTTCTGGAACAAGAGAAATATAAATAATCATGGACGAAAGATTAAAAAATGTCAACTTAATTGACGAATTGGATTTCACATTTAGTGATGTGGAACAGCAACTTATTAATGACGAAATACGTTATGGCAATACTTGGAAAGAACGTGGACTTGTATTCAAAGGTCAAAGCCAAGAAACTCGTTGGTTTTATAAGATGCAGGAATATTTCGAAGCCTATATGAACGATGGTCAGCCAATTCCTTGGACAAAGGTTATTGGTGAAGCACATATTGCATTGGTAAGAGAAAAACTTTTGTCAAAAGAAGTTGAATGACAATTTTTTACATATTGATAGGATTATTGGTAACGATAGTTCTTTTACTTTCATTGGCATTATACTGGTTTTCAAAAAAAAGTATATATCTTTCCAATAAAGAAAAAGAATTTATTACATTTGTTATAGATATATTTAATCAATATGGTGATGATTTAGGCATTCAGTCCAAAGAACAACATAAAAAATTGGTTGAAGAACTTGAGAAGATTAAAAAACAATTTAATGTGGAAAAAAATGACAAAATTTGAAATTATTAATGAAGAGTATTACGATGAAGAATTACTATTTGCAGATGGATTCAATGACGCAGTAATTGGTGTTGCTTACGATAAAGCAACAAGTACCAACAGGGTCATATATTCAAGAACTAAATGTATTGATGTCCTTATGGAAAGGGATGGTATGGAGTATGAGGTTGCAGTAGAATTCTTTGATTTTAACGTCACTGATGCATATGTCGGCAATAAGACTCCGATATTCATGGATGACGAAATGTTTGAAGAATAAAAAAGGGGCAATCGCCCCTTTTTTTGTTATTGTTTCCAAAATTTAATGTCAAAAGGATTAACACCACTTCGTTTTAAATAGTTTGTAGTTACAACGTGAACACCATGTGGGTCGATTCCCATATCAGAAAGGTCTTTGAAAAAATAATCGTTTTTAAATTTACGCAATTCTGCTGGTTCGATTTCACTATAATCCCAACCATTTACAATATCATCAGTATCATTAGTTACGGCAAAATGTGTGTATTTAGGGTTAATAGATTGTGCCGAATTCCCCTCTTTAATTTTTAATTGTTCAGGATTTGTTTTTCTAACCGACTTAGCATATTCATCATCTTGTTTTTTTGTGTTTGGGTTATATCCTGCAGTTCCCTTAGAGTTTAATACACCACCCATTTGAGCAGTATTGTGTATATTTTCACCCAAGCCACCAGTAAATGCTCTTTCCTGACTTGCGTAACGAGAATCTGCAGCATTTTGTTTATAAATATAATTCATTCTATTTTCAGCTTCTTGCCCAGCTAAAATATATTGACGATATGGTTCAAAAAATTGAATTAAATCATCTATTGCGAGTTCTTCAATATTAATTGCTGGGAATTCTTTATTTGTACCTTCAGAATTTGCAAATGTTACGTACCCACTAATCATATTGTTTTCAATATAAATCATAATATCAGCATTAATACCTTTAGTTAGAAAACTATATTCTCTATTATTATACGTTTCCAATAATGTGTTGAAATGTTTTTCAATTTCTTTTACAATAGAATTAGGAGTAAATTCTTCAAAATCATCTTCATAATCATTTCTATCGTCATATTCTGGTTCAGATGGCTCAGTATAGTCATTATGTTGATTATGAGTCATTAGTGGTTCGCCTGCATCATTAAATGCATCACCTTCGTTTAATCTAGGTTTAAATGTCTTGTCAACTCTTCCCATTATTTCGAAGAGTCTTTGTTTACTATTGCTTGTTGCCATGCTATTAAATTTTATTATAAATACTAATTAATTTCCCTTTGTTTACTATTGCTTGTTGCCATGCTATTAAATTTTATTATAAATACTAATTAATTTCCCTTTGTTTCGTTTAGAAATGGAACAACATCTTCTTTTACTGGGACTCCAACAATTTTTTTCCAATACGTTTTAAAACCACCGATGGACTTTTTGGTTTCATCTGTGACATTATTCGCACTTTCAACTTCATAATATCGACTTTTTTCACCACTCATGTTATATTCGATAATATCACCCCTATCGATTTCCAGATGTTTTTCTTCAAGCTCTTTAAGATATACCCCAAAACTAATATTACCAGTATCATCTCTGGTAATACCACCAGCATTGCTACCATAGTATTGTTGTTTACCTTCTTCAATATTTACCATTACTGAAATACGAACAGGTGTCATGAATTTTTTGTCCTTAGTTTTTGCTTGACCATATAAATTATGCGACTTGGTTTCAATTATGTTGATTTTGTGTATAATTACGGATTGAGCATTATCTGTTAGTAAATAATTTCTACCATACATAACATCTAAATCAAAAGAATTATCTGTCATGAATAGTCCCATTCTCTGACTCTGAAGGTCAATTATTTGTTTTTTCTTTTTCATATTTAATTACGTCAACATATCACCAAAATTTAATCCAGTTGTATTAAATTGCAATTATTGGGAACATTGGTGGTTGATACCCACGTTCTTTATTAACATATTCAGCTATTTCGGCACGTTCTTTAACCATATTAGCCTGACTTAATTTAGTTAATTGGTCAATTATTAATTTTTCTGTTTCTTCTTTTAATTTAGTACCTTCATCAAGTAAATGACGATAATCCATAGTCAATTGTTTTTCTGCAACACCAAGTTCGCCAGTATAAAACCCCCTGATTCCACCAATTACCATTTTTACTTTAGCAATCAACAGATTTCTTATTTGTTGATGTGCGACATCATTCAATTTACTCCACTCTAATATCGATGTTGGTGGGTCTGATGGTAATTTAATAATGTCACTATTTTCTTCTAAACATTTTTCTCTATTAGTTCCAAGGATATCATAATACCAATACCAAACTTTTCTTCCTTCATAATGTTTTCCCCATGCATTGGCGATTTCATGACGGTCACCCGGGATTGGATACAAATGTAACATTTTTTCTCCAGTTGCCAAACCAGTTATTCTATAAGTTAATGTTGATTGTAAAACTCTTTGTTTCATTCTTCGGTCTTGTGCTGCCAAAAGTGTTGAGAATGTTGGTTGCACATACATAGCTGGACGACCGAGATATGACCATCCGACCATACCGGGAGACCATGCATTCAATGCAAACGGGTCAACAATACCACCGTCAATAGATGGTGGAGTTTCCCATAATACTTCATTCACTTCTCTTCCTGCAGGTATTATATAATGCTGAGTATGTCCTGATGTTATAATAAAATCACGTTTTAATTCCCAACCTGTTGCCGCTGGGGCATTTGTTCCTAAACCCACTTGTCTTGAATATGCATACGTGAAAGTTTCCATGTAATGATTTGATTTATTTGTAAATGCTGCAAGAAAATCACCAGTTTCTTTACTCATGCCTTCCAATGAAATCCATTGTTGTTGTATCAACCACTGATTAATCAATGATGAATAATCTTCAACAACCATTTCTAAATAAGAATCCATCATTTCGTCTATTAATTCGAATGGTCTTAATGGGTATCCTAATTCATGTTTGATGTGAAGATATAATTTATTTTTCTCAACTGTTGTTATTAATGCCATAATTATATTATATTTGTGGTTGTTTATTATAAATACTTTAATCGAACATATTATGCTTAAAATCGAATACGAAATCGAATTAAATGAGAGTGGAAGACCGTATATTAAATTATCTGATGATTATGTAGATAAACCCGAAGATAAATTCTTCACAATTGAGCTTGCACGATATTTTCTACAAAGTACGCATAGTCGCATGACACCTGAAAAATATGACCAACACACCATCGACACAATGGATATTGGAATTCGTTTACTTGGACAAATTGGTGATGAAATGGCTGAAATTCAATATAATGGAATGAAGACACAAGGCGAATTAGCAATGATGCTTAACACTAATTACAATATAAGAGTAAATAGTATCGAAGAACGTGATGCATTGCCTGAGAAGGATATTGTTTTTAATGATAAAATATTTGATAGAGTGGTAGGATTGAAAGTATATTGTCGAACTTTCAATAATGAAACTCTACTATATGAAAACGAAACTTATGAATTACAGGGTGGAATTACTAACGATAATTGGGTAAAGTTATGATAAATAAACCAACCCCCGAACAAGAGAAAATATTCTTATTCATAAAGAAAAGACCCGAAAATATCTTAATTAAAGCGTTTGCTGGTACTGGAAAGACAACAACTGTTGTTGAAGCAGTTAAGCTATTGCCGAAAGATAAGAATATTATGTTTTTGGCATTTAATAAACATATTCAAGAAGAACTTAAAACAAAACTTCCAGAATATGTGAGGTGTTATACTACATATGGTCTTGGAATGTCAGCAATTAAACGAAAATATGGTGACAGTATCCAATTTGATGAGTTCAAGGTGGATAAAATTATTCAGAAAAAAATGAAATCTTGGGATTTAGATGAAGAACTTGATGAGGAAGAAATTGGATTGTATCTAAATAATGTAAAAAAACTTGTTAATCTTTGTAGATTAACATTAACAGTAAAACCTGAATACGTACCATATGTTGCAGATAGATATGACATTAATTTGAATAAGCCAAAAGATATTAAAAGGGTTTTGAAAGTTTTGGATGAATGTACTACTGATAGAAAAACATTTGATTATACTGATATGATTTATTTACCTGCTGTTGATAACAGCATTTGGTTTTTTCCACAGGATTATGTTTTTGTTGATGAAGTTCAAGATTTAAATCGTTGTCAGATTAAAATCATTGAGAAGGTTCTTAAACGTAATCGTACAACAAAAAAACTTGAAGGTAGATTGATTAGTGTTGGTGATTTTTTTCAAGGAATCTATGGGTTTAATGCTGCTGATGAAAAAAGTTTTCAGTGGTTTGAAAATTTTCCCAATACAAAAGTTTTACCACTTTCTGTATCATTTAGATGTTCACAAAATGTGATTAAAAAAGCACAGGAAATCGTTCCAGACATCAAAGCACTCCCCAGTGCACCCGAAGGTCTGGTTAGAGATGGAAACGTGCTTAATGAGGCTGAAAGTGGCGATTTTGTGCTCTGTAGAACAACTATGCCACTGGTGAAACTTTTTTTCGAATTTTTAACTCAAAATAAAAAGGCAATTATTAAGGGTTCTGATATTGGTATTCACCTCATTGAATTAATTGGTAAAATTAATAGTATTGAAAAACTCAAGTCTTTTTGGGAAGAAGAATTAAGTAAATTCAGAAAAGATTTAAAATCTGATGGTATATTGAATCCCAGTGAACACAGTGGATACTCGGTTCTTGAAGATAAAGTAATGACATTATTGTTTTTAGCACGATTAGCTGATAGTATTCCAGATTTGAAATTGAAAATTAAAACAATATTTACTGATGAAATTCAGGGTATTTGTTTAAGTACTGTACATAAAATCAAAGGATTGGAAGCAAATCGAGTATTTATAATTAGACCTGACTTATTACCATTACCAAATGTAAGAAGTTGGCAAGCTATACAAGAAAAAAACTTGGAATATGTTGCTATCACAAGAAGTCGTTTGGAACTAATTTATGACCGTAATTGGTCTGATGAGAAATAAATTTTATTTTGTATTTACATGTGCAAAAAATTAAATTTTTCAGTATATATATTAAAAATATAATATGAATGGAATGGATAGTTAGAATAGAAAAGACACCTGATGTTGAAAGTGAAATAGAACAGAGAATAAGAATTGTTTTTAATCCAATGTCAGAAAATATTAGTTTATTTGGTGAAGCTAAATTAAAAAACAGATTGAAAAATACTGAGTGGTTTGTTTTTAGTGAAGATAGTCATGAAATGGTTATTACATTAGAACAACTTCAAGAAAAAATGGCGACAGTTGTTCTTGAAATGAGAAAACGACTTATAGAGTATGAAAATCTTGATAAAGGATTTAGTGTTCTTAAATGGATTGGTATCGAAGAACAAAAATAAAAAAAGTGGTCAAATTTAATATTTCCATAAAAAACCATTAACAGTTCTTTTCAATAAAATCAAAATAATCGTAATACCAAGGTTTTCCTGTTTTAATTTCGATTTGTTTTCTTTTGAATTTAGATTCAATTATTAAGTTCGGATATGTTTCAGATAAATGTGTTGTTAAAACACCCGATTTATTTAAATAATCAATAAATTGTTTGTTTGTTTTTTTACAAATCAATAAATAATTTATTGATTTATTAAATTCTGTTGTTATTGGTGTCTCATATTTTTTTATGTATTGATTAAGCGTTGAAAAATGAATCAAATATTTTTTGGATAGTTCTCGTATTGATAACTGATTTTCTAAATATTCTATATATATTTTATTTAATTCATTATCGCTAAATTCTGTAAGTGGTTTTCTTTTTGTTGAATTAAACTCATTTAAATCATTATTTAAATAATCTTCTTCATAACACCAACAATAATTTTTGTTTTTTGAATATCCTAAACATTTTCTTAAAATTTGTTGATGTGATAAGTGGTCATTATTTTCATTACCAGCAGTTGCTAATGAATCATATCTTTCTAAAATAGATTTTTTTTCTAAGTCAATTTTTATGACAGGCTTTTTTAATTTAATAATTCTTTTATCAACCCATTCTTTAGTTTGTTTGACATCTTTTCTTAATTTTGATAGTTTTTGTGTTGTTTCTTCATTAGCAATTGAATTTTTTCCACCAAATTCGATATTATAACCTAAATTTCTATTTGTGGTATTATATTCAAAAATATATCTAATTTCTTTATAATTTAATTCATCAATGTTTTGTGCTGTATCAAGAACCGAAAACTCAAAATTATTAAACCCATACTTATTGAATGCTTTTAATAAGTATGGGTTGCAACTATTCGCATTTGTTTTATATTCATAATATCTGTTATTTAGTCCTCTTGTTGTTTGCCCGATATATTTTTTATTGTTTATTTTATTGTGAATCAAATAAATAATCCCAGCAATCTCATGATTTTTTTTTGGATATGGAAGTATTAAATGACTAATGTTTTTCAAATATTGTTTATTTTCAATTTTATTACCAATAAAATGAAAATATCTTCTTTTTCGATATTGTGGTAAAAATATCGCATTGGGATATTTTTTTAATATTATGTCTTTTTTAATAGTACCAAATTCTTTTCTAACTGTACGTGAATGTTTTAATTTACCATCAATAAAAACTGAAAATCTTTTAGTTTCTTTACCGTTTTTTCCATAATTACCTGCCATTAAACCAATATATTTCCAATTTAATGCTTGATATATTGTTCCGATTTCACCAGCAGCAGGGTCTACAGTTGCTGTAACTATTTTATATTCAGTATTTTTTTTTAACCATTCAGTTGTTTTTGATATGAAATATGATGCAGTATTTTTTGGTGTCCACCATAAACAAACACCACGACTTAATAAAATAATTTTATTCGTAAATCCATATTTATCCCATGTGGTTGATTTATTTGCAGAGTATTCTTCAGAATAAATAACAACACCACCTAAATGATATTCATTATTTATTTGAAAATATATTCCAAAATAAAATTTATTGAATAATGGCATTGTTTTTAACCATTCATATTTTAATATTACTTGTTTTGCAGTATATACATCAATTAATTCGATTTTTGTATTAGTTAGTGAAACATCATCTCTATTAAATGTGATATTATTTAATTCAAGTTTTTCTTGTTCCTTCCTAATTTTATATTGATATGCTTCCATTTTTATAGTTTATTTGATTTTACTCCGAAAATGTAAAGATAAAAAAAGAGTTGGAATGTTCCAACTCTTTTTAAAAATATTTCAGTTTATTGATTACTGTAAGTCACCAATTCCAAAAGTCTGAAGACCATCACAATAGATTCTACCATAGTAACGATTCAATACCATTTTCTTTGCATAACGTGTCATGATACCACGAATCGGTGTGAAGTCAAATGGGTTGTACATTACCGGCGTTAATTGCATAGGTACGTAAGGAGCGTAAATGTAGCCGGTCTCAAGGATACTTGTACCTTTATGTCCAATTAACACTGTGTTAGCTGGTGAATAAGGGTCACGATATACTTGATAACGTCCACTAAGAGTACCGATTTTTTCAATACCCATGTTATACTTATCCTGTTCAGGACTTGCATTACTTACGTGGAAATATTCAAGGTCATCAAATACTGCAGATACTTCAGGAGATACAACTACCCATGATGCACCACCACGAAGAGTTGCTTTGTGAATCTGTGCTGAAATCTGGTTGATTTTTGTAATCAAAGTCTGATTCCAGTCTTTCTGTGTACCGTAGTATGTGTTAGATTGTCTACGAAGACCATTATAGTCCCAACGAGCAGTCCAAGCAGCACCTCTACGTAAGTCACGAAGAATTTCACGGTCAATTTCAGCAGCCATTTGTTCTGAAAGAAGAGCTGTTAACTCAGCTTCAGCATCAATGTTATGGAACGCTGATACGTCCTGTGCTAATTCAGGTGTCCACATAGCACGCATTTTACGTGTTTCAACAGAAACAGTAACTTGGTCTAACTGGAAGGTAACTTCAGCCATTTGTGAATCTTCTTCCATGTCAGAGTAAACTCTGTAGCTTGCAGTAAAAGTAGCACCACTTGTAACAGCACTCATTGCTTGGTAACCATTAGTTCCAGCATATTGTACGTCAACTATAAGAACGATTTCTCCAGCTTTGTTAACAATTGCTTGTCCGTATTTCTGAACCTTTACGTTGAAAGGAAGTGAAGTACCAGCAGGAACACTTTGGTCAGTAAAACCAGCAGGAGCACTGAAAGCCTCATTAGCAGTAATTTTTAAACCAGCAAGGAATGTTTCTGTATCGATTGGCATACCTGCAGGACCTAATAATTTACCGTCATTGCTTGTAGAAAATCCACCTAAAGTAACAGTAATGAATTTATCAACACCATTAACCCAAGTAGAAGCAGTTGTAGCACCAGTTTTAGGTGTGATGTTACCCCTTGAACGGTCAAATAATGAATCACCTTCTTCACCATATTTAGTAGCGTAGAATGAATCATATAATGAACGAGTTTCCCACTGTGTTCTTGAGTCAAGGTCTTTAGTTGCTGCATTTCCATATGCTCCGTCAGGAGATGTATGCATACCAGTACTACCATCGGTAGGTAGATTTGAAACTGCTGTGTTATCAACAACTCTAACACTTGTTTTAGGGTTGATGTAGTACAATTTACCAATAGGTAAGTTAAGTGCTTGTACAGACACGATGTCGTTTGCGAGTAATTTTGCGAATACTCTACGGATTACAGGGAATGCAACTGTTTCGAATTGACCACTGTTTGATGAATCTGAAGACTCATTAATCATGTGAGACAACTGATTTTCGAATAACTGAGCACAGTTTTCTTTTACGTTACCTTCTAATCCTTCTAACAAACCAATTTTTTGCCAACGGTTTGTAGTTATTTCTCTTTGTTCACGGAGTTGTTTTAAACCAATGTTACCAACTTCCGCACTTTCCATTAAAAATCCCATATTTGTATGTTTTTAATTTTTATAAATTATTTTTTTTGCTTCTATTTTCTACGTATTCGATTAAGCTTCTCATTTTTTGGATATGCTTATCGTTTGCGTAGGCTGTTTTTTCGACTACTTCGTCAAGTTTTTGCTTTGAAGATGGTTGTATTGAAGCACTTACTTTACCTTCAATGCCTTCAGTTAAGGTTTTTTTACTTCCTTTCATTTCTGTTAGGAATGATTTATACCTTTTCTGTGACTCGGCAATGCTATCAACTTTTTTAAATTCGTTGATAATTTTAATTTTATCATCTTGAGTCAATGCCAAGCTTTCGTTTACCAAAAGGTTATTTACATGCGCTAAGTTGGTATTGAAAACTGCCATTTCCTTTAATTGATTGCGATACTTTTCGAGTGCAGATTTATAGTTTTCTACTAATGTGCTTACAGATTCTTTGAATTTTTTAGTCTCGTTTAATTTCTTTGTCAATTTCTTGTTCTCTTCGATTAAACCACTAATTTTTTTCTTAGATTCATCTACACCTTGACGGAATCTACCACGGCTGCCATCGTTGTTACCTAATTTACCGGGGGTGATAGTACCTGATGAGAATGAAACACCGTGTGCTTCATCAACAGGAACTTCTTCTTCTGGTGCTGCACCTAATACTGCATCAATGTCTTCATCAGAAATCATTTCTTCTCCTTCAGCCATTGTTTCAGCACTTTGAAATTCGTCTGGACTCATTTCGTCTGGTTGTAATGCCATTTCTGACATTTCTGGTTGTGCTTCACCACCCATACCTTTTAACATTTCATCAATTTGATTTCTCATGTTAACAAGTTGACTGAATGCATCACCACCTTGACCAGTAGCTGCTCCACGAGGTTGACCTGCTGGACGTGGTAAACTACCCATATCTGAGAGTTCTTCACCTAATCCCTGCATTTGTGAGATTTCTGCTTCGATTTCATCGATAGTAATTATCTCATCATCTTCCTCTGCGCCATCCATTGCTGAACCTACACTACTCATATCAAGTTCTGATATATCAAATTCTTCTTTTATATTTGGAAGTGGTTTGCCAGAAGTCGGTCCTTTGAGTTTTTCTTTAAAAGCAATACCTTTTGCAAGTTCGCCTTTACCTTGATTTGGAGTTTCTCCCTCCACATCGCCCATAAACTCTTTTTCACGTTCTTCTTCGATTTTAACCTTACTTTTTTCTTTATAAGGGTCACTCTTACCAACAGTGTCAGTAATTTTTACATCTTCTTTCACGCCAGCTACTTTTGGTGCTGGTTTTTCGAAAGGTTTACCTTTTCCAACTGTTTCTACAACCTTCTTGGTCTCTTTTGTTTGATTCTTCATATCAGATTCTTTTTTATCTTCAGTTTCGTCTTCTTCAGACTCTTCAACTTTATCCAATTTTTTGTAGGATTCTTTCGCTGATTTATTTTTATTTATTTCTTCTTTTAATATATTGTTGAATTCCTTTGGGAATTCTTCAGCTAATTTTTTCTTAGCATTAGCTTCCGCAGCTTCTTTGATTGTATTATAATCTGTCAAAGCTTCCTTAATTATCGATGATTTATTATCGTTTGCCATTTTTTAAATTGTCGTATCTAATACTATAATTTTTATATAAATACATAATCTTTGTGAAAAAGTATATTTTTTAATAAAATTGTTGCTTTCCACGATTATTATATTTATATTATACCATTCTTATAAAAGAAACTTATTAGTTGCATTTATTATTTTAGTTTCATCTTCTTTAAGATAAATACCGTTCTTATTAACATAAGTCTCACCGAACCCAATATTTTTAGTATCACCTTTACCGAGTGGGAATAGGTATGCTCCCGGGGTGCTTGGCGTTGCAACTAAGTCAAAACCAATAAGTTCGAAGTCATTTTGAACCAGATTCTCACCATTAACTTCTTTAAGTGTTCCAACACCACGACTTGAAATTCCAAGCTTGATTTTATTTTGTAGATAAAGTACAATTTTATCGCCCACTACTGAAACAACACCATATTTAATATAACCCGGGCTGACAATTAACTTTAATTGTCCATATAAAACATTTTCATGTTCACCTTCTCCCCACCACATTTTTGTTATCATGTGGGAGATATTTTGTAATGAAATTATACTTGAATTACCAGTCCAATGTGATTTTCCATTTACCTTGATTAGAAAATTACTGTTTGCCACTCTAACACATGCAATATCACCATCAAAATCAATTTCACTTATATTAATGCTTCTTTTATCCAACCAAATATTTTTAGTTTTCGATATATTTAGATTATATTGTAAATGACTATTTTCTTTTTTCACTAATCTTGGTGTTTTAATTTCTTCTGAAACATATTCGATTGTTCCGTCAGATAAAACACGTTCATTTTTTATTATTTTATAATCATTTAAATATCTATCTTTGGGTTGATATGTTGTTATATTTCCACTACCACCAATTTTAATTAATATTTCATGTAGGTCATTAATTAGTTGTTCTGAAATTGTAAATACAGATTCTTTATTTGACCAACCATGTTTTTTCGACTTAATACTTCTTCCATCACCAAGCATAAACCAATCAAAAAATATTTTTAATAAGTCTGGGGATGCTTGCTTAAAAGTTGTTGGAATATATTTATTATATGAATATCCTAATAAATATAAATAGTTATAAAGTCTTGCATCATTAATGTGATATTGACATTTTCCCTTTTCATCTTCAATAATCCAATAATCAAATGGCATTCGATTTAATAATTCAACAATTTTCTTTTTTATTTCAGGTTTTACTTGAGTAATAACAACACTATATCCATTAGATTTATATTGATTACTTTTTGCACCAGTCGAATGTCCCTCAGATAAATAAATTCCCATAAATGCAAACCAATCTTCAGATTTAATGTTAATTGGTTGTGTGTATTTATCAATTAAATCGTGTTTTAGATTAAAACTTAATTCCGTTTTATCTACGCCATTTAATGTAACGTATTCTGTGTATGTACCAATCCAATTTCCAGTTTTTAATATTTTAAATTGACCTGAAGATAAAATGTTATTATTATTTTCATAAATATCTTTAGCAAACACATATTGTCTTTTACCATTTTTATGTTCAAGTAAAAATCTATGATTACCTGTTACAGTCAAATCAATATTTTGTCCAGAAAATTTATACATTTTACCTTTATATGGTAAATATATTTTTTTCTCAATTTTTTGTATTTCAATTTGATTGGTGTTTGTGTTTATTGTTAATATTTCTTCTTCATCTGAAATATCTTTAAACCACTTCCACCCATCTTTTGTACATATCATTGATTCTGAGGCATTTACACAATCTGGATGGTCTGCTTCAGATACTGCACTATTTGTATCAACTAATTGTCTGTAAATATCGACCTGTGGAATAAGTACGTCTTTTGGATATATTCTACCGTTTTTATTTTTTACACCCCATTTTTGTAAAATACAATTAATTAAAACAGGTTCATTGGGTTTTAGTTCAAATCCTTCATTAATGATTGACGGATTTAATTCGCTATTGATATATCCAGCATCATTCTCGATTAAAATCATTTTCTCGTTGAATCGATTTTCTGTAAATTTATTTATTCTATATATTTCCATGTATATAAATAGTTTCAATTCCTATTTTATTTGTATGTAAGTTTCGGGTTGTTTAGATGCCACAACATTATCTCGACCATCACCAATATTTTCGAGAAATATATAGGTTTCAATTCTTTTTAAAATCTCATCGAGTTGTAAATTAACTTCATTGAGTTTATCTAATTTTTTTGACATATCATAAACATTTGAATATTAATTATTTTTCTGATTTAGCTTCAACCTTTTGTTGAATCTCTTCGAGTTTTTCTAATATTTTCTCAGATTCAAGTCTTCCGATTTTATCACTTAAATCCAATAGTGTTGAAACACCAGTTAAAACACGTAGAGTTTCTTTTTCGCTCTCCATCCATTGACGACCACGTTCTTCTTCTCTGTTTAACATTTCAATTCTAATTTTTTCCAGTGTATCAGCATGTTCTTTTCTTATTGTGTCGATTCTTGCCACATTTTGTTGTTGTTGTAATATTGCTTCAGCACCTCTTCTTTTCATTGCATTCATTGTAATACCAATAACAAATGAAAATATGAGAAACACTATAATAAACAGATAAAAGAAAACATTATCCCATATGGGGTGCACATGTGAAGGTATTTGTAAAAATATTGACAATAGTTGCATCATAATTTGCTTTTAAATAAATAGTCAAAAAAACATCAATTGATTGCATATTAATTAAGTTTTTTATAACTTTGTATTTATAATAAAATTTATTCACATGCATCCTAAAATTAAATATATTGAAGACCCCAATGCGGTTAACCTTAGAAATCAGCATGGAGAAAATACTATTACAAATGCCGTTGCTAATTATCAGGATATGAATATATTTGCAGAATTGACTGCAAGTAGAAGAGGAAGAAGTGTGATTGTGACTGGAGAAGGAATGCAAAAAACTGGCACTGAAAAAACACTGAAAGTTAATTTTATTGGAAATAATCAGAATAAAAACAATTATGGTGACGATAATGACATTAATAATCCCAATTATTTAAATTTTACAACTAACTATTATGATGGTAGTACCCCTGATAATCAAATACAATATGAATCTTTTGGTATAACAAGTATTAAAGTGGTAATAAATTCATCATATGTACCACAAGTTAATATTCAATTCGTTGATATTAGAGGCTTGTCGTTTTTTAATCAAGAAAATTCACCATATAGAATATTGTTTGACTTTCCACCACCAATTTTTAATTTAAAAATTAAAGGATATTATGGAAAACCTTTGGAATATAACTTACATTTGGTTAAATATACTACGGAATTTAAAGCAGAAAATGGTAATTTTGTGATTGATGCGCAATTTGTTGCACTCACCTTTGCACCGTTAAGTGATGTGTTGTTCAGATACGTCATTAATTTTCCATTGATGATTGATGGTATTTCAAATCCAGAACCGAATCAACCACCAAAAAATACTAATGAATTAATATTGAAAATAAAATCACTATATTCATCTGGTAATACGCCAATTGATACAGATATTGAAAATCAGGAATTTAAAAATGTTTCAGCAACATTAACTACGATTCAAGATGCAATAATAACGCTTTCTGGATTTAAAAATATTTTGGATGGTAATTCCTATGCTTTTGTTAATGACATAACCGAAAATGATTTACCTAAAATCACTCAATTAGCAAACAACAATATATATGGATATAATGAATATATAAAATCAATGACAAATCTGGATAAACCTGAGACGATTAATCAGAGATTATGTATTGGATATATTGGTAATGGGAGTGATAAAAACACCATATATGAAAAATTATCTGATTATAGAACAACAAAATTGCTAATAACAACAATTAAAATCAATGGAGGAATTATTGATACTGATGTATCTGAGCCACAAACGATTTATAATTATTATAATCTAAGTACGAAAAAAACAAATATTAGTGGTACAAATCCATTGGCTGAATTTAAAACCACTTATTATATTATAGACATAACAAATTATTATGTTAAATTATATAAGAATAAAAAAATTGCCGAAGATACTAAACAAAGATTGGGTGAAAGCATGGCACTTAAAATCAACAATAATGTTGAAAGTATACTTGGCATGAAACCAACAATATATAATATTTTTAAATTAATTTTAGATGATGTTGATACATTTTTTAAAATATTAAGAGATACATCTAAAGCAGCATATGACCATCATAATAAACAGGGTATTAAGGAGGTTATTTTAAATAATAACTTAAAGGATTCTGGTGATGAAAATGTTGAAATATTCGAATTTCCACTACTCATTAAAAATGTAACTGAGGGGTGTTCGGTTACAGAAGTAAAAGCATCACCAATGGAATTAAATAGTTTATTGCCATCAGACCCATTCCCTGAACTAAAATTAATTGAAAATTTCATTACGACATTTTCTAACCAAAAAATACAAACAGAACAATATCTCGCAAAAGCTAATGAAAATGAGGATGGTGAGAAAAGATGGATTCCAATATCACCAATAGATTCTACATTGGCTGGAATTGATGGTATTGCAACACCATATTTAGGTCGCAGTAATTTAAGTGAAATGTTTAATGTTTTTTTAAAAAGATTTTATATACTAACACAAAGTTCACTTCCCATAAATTTTTATAAGAGTTATGATGGCATTAAAGATACATATGTTGAATTATATTCTAAATCAGAAGCATTGAATTTAACAATGTCATTATTGGGCAACGAAAAATTAATTATGAGCGTTCAAGAAGCTGCTAAAAAATATAGTCAAAATATTGACGATTTTTACACATTTCTTGATACTAATGTTACTGAACAATACGCATTCACATCTGGAAATCCAATTGTAATTGATAATTCATATATCGATAAGGAAAACCCAAACTATATTGGTTTAAATATATATCGTGAAGAAATTAGTACACAATCAACAGATGTTGAATCTGGTGATGGTCTTATTGATAAATTCACCAATGAAATTCAAAAAAACATATTTCAAACATTATTTGCTAAAGATATTCCAAATGAATCATATTTATTTACTGATGATAATATTTTATATATCAAAGATACTTTTGTTAGAAAAAATGAGGAAAAATCAAATAAATTGGCTGACTATCAAGGCATTCCACTTGAAACAAGATTTTTGTGTGATTTAAATCAAATTTATTCTGATAATACATTTCTGTTTAATAAGAGTAGAATTATATTTTATAGTCAAGCAGAATTATTTGGGGGGGTGGTTACTAATAAATTTCATTTACTTTCGGATGACACAATCAAAGACAAAGAATCGTTCTTAAAGGAAGAAATACCACTAAATGGAAATCATGCGATAAAAATTGATGTTGGTGGTGCAGTTAAATTAAGGAATTTTCAAAATATTATTGATGTATGGGTTGATGTATTATCCAAAAATGATGTTGCTATTTATAATGATGTAATTTCACCTAATGCAAGTGACGTACTATTTATTTCAACAATAATTTTATCCAATTTCGGATATACGTTAGGACCTTACAATAATTATCCAAATTATTTGCAAATGGGAGTTTTTTTAAATCCAGCTGCAATTCAAGTGCCATTATATCTTCCAGCGTATATTGGTGCACTTGTTGATGCTGATACTAATGGATTAAAAGAAAAATTGGAAAATTTTTATCTCACTGGTGGTGGTAAAGATATAAATAGTTGTGGTGTTTTCACTCTTGCCGATATTAAAGATATTAATACTCATATGTCAGATAAAGATAAAGAAAAATTTTATGTGGATTATGACTCATTTATGACAGATGGAACTTTTGCGAAAATTAAAAATGGTATTCAAGATTTATATAATCGTGTTCAAAGTGAAAATCCAAAAGATGAAGATGAACGAAAAAAATTATATAAGAAATATCTTGAACCGGATGGTGATACATATTTCACATCAATATTAGCTGGATTAATGCGTAAATTAACTATTGTTTGTTTCAGTCAAAGCACATTCAGTAATGAAATAACTCCCACTCAATATAGTAGTTTAAAAAGTATTCGTGATAGTGATGAAGAATCAAACAAAAGAAAACAAGAAATAAATGATACGTTTTTTAAGTCATTTTTTATTTCAGTAGATTTAAATATTGAAACAAAAAACGAAAAACAAAAAGAAATTGAAGAAGAAAATAAAAAATTATTGGGTGATGATGATATTATTACCCAATTATATTATTCTTTCAAAAATACTAATGATAAATGGTTGTGTAATCCAATAAGTGAACCATTAGAAGGTGGATATCCATTTAATGGCGAAAAGGACTTAATTGATTCATTTGTGTTCGTGGATAGAGTAATGAGACCAATTGGTAATACCAATATAAATCCAGAAATATTGTTGGATTTGTTTGAAGATACAAACATTTCTGTTTTTAGTGTATTGTCACAATTATTGTCATTAAATGGATTTCTATTTTTTCCGCTTCAAAATTTTATTGTACATAGTGATGAGAGTTGGGAAGATTCATTTAAAATGAACCCTAATATGGACACCACCCAACAAGAAGCATTTGTGTGTTTATATGCAGGTGGTTCATCGAGCTATCCAAATAACCTAAAAAATGGTTTTCAGGATGATGGAATTGTTGATATTGCAACAACAGATGCAATTGATTTTAATACTGGTTGCGATGATTATGATAACTATGATGATGAAAACGATAAACAAATTAAACGTAATTCGGAATATAATAAGAGTATTTTTAATAAGGTAAGAGCATTTAGAGTAATGTTTGGTCAACAAAATCAATCAATGTTTACTGATATAAAAATTGATAGTAAGGAATATCCAGAAACAAGCGAATCACTTAAGATTCTTTCGAGATTGGCTGGTGATGGAGCACAATCACCACCAACACCAAAAGGTCAAAACCTATATAATTTATATGAAAATCGTGCGTATGGTGCAACAATTACTGGACTTGGTAACGCTATGATTCAACCTACGCAATATTTTCAATTAGATAATGTTCCGCTTTTTAATGGTGCATATCTTATAACAGGTGTTGAACATAACATGACTGCAAATAAAATGGAAACTAATTTCACTGGTACTAAAATTTTAAAATATCCAATACCAAGAGTAACAACCCCTGCTGCATCAATGAAATTACTTGGTGATTTTGGTCAATATGTAAAACCAGATTCTAATCTAACAACACCTGCAACTGAAGCAACAATGATAACCGATGATAGATTGAATGAATTAAATACTGTTCTTGGTGTAGACGTATCTAATTATCAAAGAAATGTTGATTGGAACAAGGCAGTAAAATCTGGAGTTAAATTTGCATTCATTAAGGTTACTGAGGGTACTTGGTTCTATGATGAAAATTCTGCCAATTATGAACTTCTTGGAAACATTAATAGAGCAATTGGTAATGGTGTTAAGATTGGTTATTACCACTTTGCAAGACCCGGGTCTTCAACCGACCCAGCAGCAGATGCAACCGAGGAAGCAAATTGGTTCTTATCTAAAGTAGAATTACTACCCAAACCAAGCTTTCCGCTTGTATTAGATGTTGAATCATTTATTGATAAAGCATATGAAACTAAAAGAAAACCTGTTGCTTGGACAAATCGAAAAGCAAGTATGCCAATATATATAAGAACATTTATTGATGTTTTAAAAGATGGTGGGTATGATACGATAATATATTCGTATTCAGACTTTTTAAATAGTAATGGTGTTACTGATTTCAGTAAATATCCATTGTGGTTAGCTAACTACATGAATATTCGAAAAGGAATTAATCCAGAAACACATTTACCAAGTGTGCCAAAGGGATGGCAATCAAAATCAGATGAACATATTCCTTGGTCAACGTGGCAATTTACATCACAGGGACAAGTGGCTGGTATTAGTGGTCGTGTTGATATGAATGTTATGAAAAAGGATTTTTTTGATAATTATGTTTAGACAAAAAAGGACATCGAATTCGATGTCCTTTTTTTATAATAAATCTCTTTTTAATTCGTGTAGTCTAATAATGTCATCAACGACACTGGTTTTACTATACTTCATTTCCTTTATTTTCTGAATAGCTTTTAAGATATTTTCTTTAACACTATCTTTATTAATTGCTTCTAACAATGTAAGACTTTCAGTTCTATAACTTTCTAAAAGTTCTTTTTTCTCTTTATCGTTGGTTTTTATTAATAATTGAAGTAAATTTTTCTCGTCTTCGTTTAAACCTGCATATTTTTCGTTAAATTTATCAACAGCGATTTCGAGTATTTCTTCACCAACGTCTTCACTTTCGACATTTTCAATAAGATTTTGTTTATATTCTTTCACATGATTTAACACAACAGTAAATGATTCGTAAATATTATCGACATCAACTTTATCATAATCATTAAGTGATTCAGTAATCAATGTATCAATTGCATTATAGAGTTTAATTCGTTCCAAATCATAATTAGCTTCTGTTATATTACCAATGTTTTCCTTGAGGAAGATATTCAATTTTTCACGTTCGGCATCAATTTCAGCAATGGTGTATACTTCAAATAACTTAATGTTATTATCAATATAACGAGTAGCAGCCAAATCATTGACAATATGTTTATTTTCGAGATTATTAACAACCTTGAATTCTAATTGTAATATTGGTGAATTCTTAATAATATTTAAAAAATCGAAAGTGACTTTCTTCGACTCATCGAGAGAATTGCCATTGAAATATGATTCTCTCAATTTATTCAAAATTACTAAATTAGCTACTCCAATGTTAGTGTTTTTCATAATGATATTATTCGATTTAATATAAATACTATAATTAACTGTAAATGTTTCTAATCAACCTCATTTAAATTATTCGGTTAACTCAATGCCTTCAATGTCCTCAAGATTAACATCTTCTGCTTCCATAATTTTTTGCGTTGTATTAAAACTTTGTGTTCCATTGAGTAATGAATCGATTTCATTAATCATGTCTTGGGCATTTTTATTCAATTTATCATTAATCTCATTATTTTCACTAATGATTTTTTTATTCTTCTTTTCTTTCTTGTGCTCTGGTTCTGGACTATTTCCAAAGACCATTTTCTCAACATGTTGACTAAATTCTTCTTCACTTAATTTAGAATGTCTTTCAGATAATGGTGGCATTCCACCCATGTCACCTCCTGCTGGTGCTCCACCTCCTGCTGGCGGTGCTCCACCCATATCACCACCTAATGGTGGCATTCCACCCATATCACCACCTAATGGTGGCATTCCACCCATGTCACCTCCTGCTGGTGCTCCACCAGCTTCAGTTCCACCACTTCCAACAACATCTTCTGGTGCACCAAATCGTTTATCGATATCTGCAAAAAGTCCAGTCTTTTTAATACTAACTGGTGCATCTGCAAGTTCTTGCATAACTACTTTCTCCATTTTCTGTTGTTTCAAATCATCAACAATTTCTCTATCACTCATATTAAAGATTTGACGTTTTGCTCTTGTATGTGACATTGCAGCAATACCGCCTTCACCACGAGTTAATTCTGAATATGTTTGTGCTTTGTCACGCATTAATTCAGATTTTAATAGTTCTTGTTGTGTAGAGGGATTCGTTAGCGTTAATTCAAAGCTACTTAGGTCATCTCCAGTATAACCCAATAAATATAAATGAATCATTGCCATTTTATTGAGTTCTTGAACCATCGCTTGTTGAATACGGCTAATTTTTTTTGCAAATCTGATGTCGTATTGTGCCATGTTCTTACCTGCACCTGCTGCATCCTGAAAGCTTAAGAATGGTTTTGGAACACCTAAACCAATAAATAAATTATCTCTGAGATATTCAATATCCTGAATTGCATCGAGATTCGATGCCCCGGGAAGCGTTTCTACTCCAGTTTGAGTATTTGCGTTTCTTACGGGTAAAAAATAATCTTCATCATTTCCCATTATATTAAAACGATAATCTATTTGACCGTCATTTGGTTGAACCTGTGCAACTTTTTTAAACTTAGTAGCTACTTTATAGATGTAGTCCTCGATATCATCTTCATCAATGTTACCTACATCAATTTTAAATACCTTTTTTTCACCTGCTCTGATAATACGATAGGTAAGCATAGCATCTTCAGCCATAACTAATTGACGAAATACTCTACGAACTTTATTTAAAATTGATGAACCGTATGGTAAATATTTATCATCACCCAATAACCTGAAGTGTGCGATTTCAAAGACATTAAATTCATCACCAGTCATTCTTTCTTTGAATTTCACAATTGGTTTACTGTTTTGAATCCTTTCGAAACGTTCAATTTCATAATTTACCAATTGTTTAACATGTGTGATACCCTTTTTAGGTTCTCCATAAAGTAATACGAAATTATCGCCATACTTTACAGTATTCCTCACCCAGAAAGGTAGGTTAACATTTACATTAACAATATCGAAGAAAAATTCTTCTAATAATGTTTTTATTCTTTCCTTATTTGAATATATATTTAACATTTTTCCATTAATTCCAATGGTTGTGGCTTCTTCCATGAAAAGGTCTAATGCCGAAGAAATAATTGGGTAATATTCCATACCTTCATAATCCATATATGCTGGAAGTCTGGCTGCTTCATATTGTAATGCCTTTTGAAACCCTCTATCGGTTGTTCTAAAAAATTTATTCTGGAGTTCACGTTTTTGTTCTAACTCTAATCCTTTTCTATGAATTTCTTCTGGAGTATTACCCTTAATAACCACTTTAGCTTCTTTCGATGGTGTGCTTTGTGATATAGATGGTTGTGCATCTTGAAATCCCATTCCATCAAGATTCATCAACTTATTAAGTTGTTGATATATAGTACCCTTTTTTTCTTGTTCAGCCATTTTATAATTTTTTATATTTTTTTATAAATACTTTAATTTTTCGCAAAAGTTGATTTAACTATAAATACATTCTATCTTTTGTTTTTATCTTTCAAGTCATTAAATAGCCAAGAGTTTGCAATATAGGAATTCAGATGTGATGCACTGTTTGGTGAAATCATTGGTTTGTTTTTTATACCTCTTGTTTTTTCTATATTATCGATATCGTTAAGAGTAATTATAGAATTTAATAATTTTTCGGTAACACCTTTACTTTGCTTATATCTTGCCATGTCGAAATTAACAACATATAAACCAATTGAAAGTCCCATAATACTATCATCATGGAAGCTACGTTTATGGTCTGCAACTCGATTTCCTGCAACAGTAACAAATGTCTTTAACTCATTCAATAATCTAATTGACCTAATAATAACGTCTTCCATATGAATAGCTCTTTGCATTTCAAGTACCACTGATGCACGATTATTACCAATGAAGAATCCGGGGATTAAATCCACATTAATTGTCACCCCATCTGGCATTACTTTTTGCCCTCTTTTCACATAACCACTTAATCTATCTCTGGTTGGCTTATGTGTCACCTCTGCATAATGCACATTTTGGTATCCAAACTCTAAAAGTTTTTCGATACTTTGAACACCATAACCACCAGTGACATCTACAATAGTATATGCATTATTATATCGTCTACCGTATTGATATGCGATTTCGGCAAGTACTTGTGGAACAACTTTTCCATAATATTCTGCAACTTGTAATAGTTTATGTTTTTTTATTTTAACTTTTTTTACTTTATCACCTTTGGTAATAACCTTTTCTTCAATAATTTCGGTGTTTTTCAGGATATTAATTGTTGAATTATCCTCACCATGACCCGGTGACGCATCTATTGCCATAATATAATCTTCACCAACAATTGGGTCTTCCCATATCCACATATTTAAGTCCATGTATTCCTGACGAATAGGTGTGGTTACTTCATGTTCTTGTATACGTAAAAGATATTCTTCAGCAATGAAGTTATCACCTGAACCCAAAAACGAACAATTGTGATTTACAAAGCCATCTGCGTAATAGTCACAATCTTTAGAATCCACAATATCATAAAACTCAGATTCATCTACAATTTCTACGGATTTCACATAAAAATCGCCATCGCTAGTTGTTAAATATGAGACGTTAGGTATTAATGTTTTTGCATACATATCACAACCATTGGCTAAAAATATATGGTCTCCACTAACCACAATCGAAAAATCGTTTTCTAACGTTATTTTATAACCAATTTCTTTAAATGATTTTTCAATTCCAAGGAAGTCAACAAATTCATTTGAGCTATTTAAAATCTCATACTCGGTATTAATTAACATGTTAAAAATTTAATACAATCATTAATTATTTTTAAATCCTTTTTATTTCTATTATATTCTGTAGATGTTACGATTTTTAAGTTATAACCCATTTCCCTCAATATTTTATATCTTTTTTCATCATTTTCAAATGAATGCCAATAATTACCGTTATATTCAATAATGTTATTCCCCTGTTTAAAATCAAACATCATTACCGTATTATCATAATTATATTCAGGTGGAATTCTTAAAACAAATTCTTGATTTAAATCGTGAAAATATATATCTTCTTTTCTCTCCAATAATTCATATATACTCCAAAACAAATCTTGAGATATGACACTGAATTTATTTGCCTTTAATTTCGATAATATATTCATTTTCCTTTCAACACTATTTTCATAATTTTTAACGCCTACTGAAATACCATATTTTTCAATATACCATTTTCTACTATTCGTTTTTATTTCACTCAATTTTTCTTTTCTTTTATCTACATGCGTTTCCCACTCACTTCCATATTCTTTTTGAAACCATTCTTTTGAAGGGTATCTTGGATTACATTTTGAACATAATACAATAATTTCATTATTTCTCATCTTCCAAAATTTCAAATTTTTATGTGTTTCACAATAAATGTTAATTTTATTAACGAAGAAAAATAATCTATAAGAAAATTTATTTAAATTTTTATTAAGACTATTAAATTCTTGAGTATGTGAATATAAACTCAAATATAATTTTTTATCATCCTTTAATAATCTCCTATTTCCAGATTTACCGTAGTATTTTTTATAATCGTTTTTAAGTATCTCTCTAGTTAATTCTTCATCATAAAGATTTTTAATTTCATTTAATTCTTTATTACATGCATTCCACTGCTTTTGTGCTGAATTTATATTAGCAATCTTGAAAATTTTACTTTTTTTATCAAATATTAATATTTGATTATTCTCCGTTATTAAATTTATATCCCCATTATATTTTATTAAAAATTTAATCTTCGCCTCTAAAATTTTATTTGAGCTATATTTTTGTATATCATACGTATATGCATTAATTAAATTCAATAAATTGGGATAGTCTTTATTAAATTTCGATGTCCCACCTTTTATAAAATATTGATTTAGATTTTCAATCGATTTTAAAAGTTTTATTAGTATGGTCTTATCCATAAGTATTATATTTTTAGATAAATACTCGCAAGAATTATTTTGTTCTTCGAACCTCGCATATAAATCAGAAATTTTAATGGTTTCGATAATTCCACTATTTTTATTTCTAACGGTAATCATCGAATTTTTTCCAACACAAAGTAATTCCTGTGCAATTTTACGCATGTCACCGTTTGCATCCTTAACTTGGTCTTCAAACCAAGGACTACTGGCTTCCCAACCATCATCCATCATTTGAATTCTGGTTTCATTGCTCCAATTTTGGTCAACTAACCTTTTTTCATTTTCCTTACCCTTATTTTTTAACCAAGATAATTCTTTGTTATATCTTGGGTCGTTATACCACCAAAGCTCAACCGCTTTGAAATTATTTTCTTCTCTACGTGCACCATCAAATGTTTTATAGAATACTGCATCGAGACCAGAAGGTGTTGATACCATGATTGCTGCACCACCTGTTTGAAGTGTTGGTTTAGCTGATGTCCAAAATTTATCACCCTTTTCTGTCCATGCGGTTTCATCCCAGAAAAGTAATGTGGGTGTATAACCACGAAGACCTCTTGAAGAAAACGCACCTAATGATGAACCATTATCATAGCGTTTTAGTTTTTGAGTGTCCTTGAATTTATCATCAGATTCTTTACCAGTTTTTGGTCTAAGCCATTCAGGACAACCTTCAATGAACATAACCACATCATTCATTAATTCATCACGTGCGGTTTCGAGTTTATCTGCAACAATAGCAACGCTTCTGTTTTGATTAAACATTACATACCACGCAATATATGCACAAGTTGTTGTCGAAACACCCGCCTGACGATATTTATTAGCTACAACAAATCTGTTGTTTACATAAGTATCAACTAATGTTTTTTGAAAATCAAATAATTTAAAATTAACAATTTGACCAGCTTTACCCCGTGTCTGGTCAAATATTGTTAAATAAGTTTCTATAAAATAAATTGGATTTGTGGCACAACGAACAAATTCGTATTCTTGTTCTAAAATCGTTAATTCACTGGCTTTCTTTGCGATTCCGTCTCTTGTAACGATAACTAGTTCAATTTTTCCAGATTTTTTTCGAAGTTCTTCAGCTAATTTTTTAACTGCTTTTTTTTCCTTTTCTCTTTGAATATCGTATGGTAGTACGGGTATGTGGTCGGGAAATTGCGATTCGTCATCTGGAATAATATCTTGATTTTTCTTCACACTCATTTATAAATATTTATAATAAATACTTATGTGATATAAAACAGCAAAGTACACTACATATCTAGACGTAGTGTACTTCGATTTCCTTCTCCCAAGTGGTGAGATGAACTTAAAATTTTATTGAAGATGTTTCAACAAACTCATTGTTTTTTAATATGATTTTTCTACCATCAAATAAATTTTTTATTTGTGCGAGTGTCATGCCGTAATGAAAAACCAATAATGGAACATCTTCATTATTTTTTTCAAACATCTTTTCATAATCACCGAAACCCTCACCATTAACTTCTCTTTCTATTTCATATGCCAATGCGTGAATAGTATGATAGCCATGCATATATTCTCTATCAACTGCTTCGTGTAGACAAAACAAATCGAAAGAACTTGTTTTAAGACTAACTATCTTATTGATATATTCTTCTGTTGGTGGTACTGCATTATCACAAGCAGGTGAAATATCCCAAAGCCAACTCTCAATATCAATATTTTCAGGGTCTAATGAAAATATGAACTCATATAATCCCTCATCTTTGGAATTGTATCCAATTTTTAAAACAAAAATCAGCTTTAGTTTGTTATCATCGTATTCCATAATGTAATTTTCTTATAAATACTGATGCATATGAAAAGCCATGTGACTTGATTTAGTTTTTACTTAATTGAAATCCAGTTTGTTTTTGAATTTCACTTAACGTAATACTCAAACCAATATCATAATTTATTGAATGACGATTTATTATGAAACTCAAAATACGACCCATGATTTGTAGTATAATGCCAATACCAATTAATATGAAAAATAGAAACATATTTTTATGTGACAATATGCTGAGAATCAAAAAGAAATAACTTAATTCCAACATCAATGTTTTCCATGAAAGTAGTACATGAAGTTTATCGTTAAAATATTCTGTAAATATTCTTCTATATTCTAACCAGTCGCATTCTGAATTATCTTCTTTTGTGCCTTGCACATTTAAAAAGATTTCAAATTCCTTTTCTTTCGTACCACCAATATAGGTTCTACGATATTTCTTTCCTTCAAAATTTCTAATTATCATAACATATATTTTTGCAATTATACGAAAAATTTAGAATATATGTTACAAAAAAACCCGAATTTCTTCGGGTTTTAATTTTTTATTTACCAACAGTTCCACCAAATTGTGTTTTACCTTGAGTTCCACCACCAGCAAAAGGACTTTTTATTGCATTATTTTTTATTGATTTAGGTGCGAATTGAATTCCATTTTTACCCACTCTCAATGTACCACCACCTTCTTCAACAAATTGTTTCAGCATTTCATATCTTTGTTGAATATTTGTTTCTTTTGCTGCATTAGCGATTGCACCCATTTGTGGGTTAATTAATATGTCTCGAAATGCTTTATAAAATAAACGATTTACTTCTTTTGGATTATTTGGGTCAAGTTTTGCAAACTTTTCCTTCATACTCCAGCCAAAAATTTCGTTTACTTTTTCTTCATTAATTATTTTTTTTACTGCAACTGACTCATATAATTTTAATTGTTTGTCAATTGCTGAGTCAAGTTTTTTAATCGCTTCTGATTTTTTACCTTCAGCTAATATTGGTTTTCCTATACCAACCTTTTCTTCAAGACGTGCACGAATATATTTTCTAAGTTTCTGTTCGCTTTCACTCATTGTGACATTAACACTACCTTTAGTTACTTCAACAGTTGTGGTTGCAGCACCATCAGGTTTAGTTACTCCACCACCCAATGATTGAGCAGCAGGTGCAAAACTAATTTCTTCTGCGCCACTTTCTGTATCGTCACCAACTTCAACTTCTTCATCTTCTTCGGTTAATGGTGCTTCTACTTCAGTTTCATCACTTTCTGGTTCAATTGGAGGTTGTGTTTCAAGACTTGCTGGGTCGATTGGTGCATTTGTTGCATTTACTCCACCGAAAAGTTCATTAAGTTTAGCAATATTGTCTTCATCACTACTTTCATTCATACCAGTAACAATCGGACTAAGCTTTTCAGCATATTCTTCATGTCCATAATCACCTTTTAATTGATTTAGAATTTCTGGATTAACTACTTTAATAACTAAAGCAACGTTTTCCATATCACCATCGTTCATACCATCATTATGTGCATTTGCATATCCACTAACTAAACTACTAACTTCTTCTTCACCACATTCCATAAGTGCTTCTGCACTATTATAACCACGTGATTCAGCAAATTGTGCAAAACCGCCACATTCAGCACACTGACTTTCACCAATTGCCGTTTCTTCACCACCTTTTGGTTTACCTGTGAAAAAATATACATCATCAATAGAGAAATGGTCTGGAAATGCTTTAGCAAGTTTCATTTTATTACTAGCATCTGCTTTCAAAAACAATTGAACTAAGCCAGTAGTAAACGAACCTTCACCTTGACGTTCACCATCATACCACTGCATAAACAATGACTTTCTACCACCTTCAACACCTTCGGCAGCCATCTGCATATCAGATTTATTGGTATCCATTTTAATTGTTTTGGGTTCAATACCTGCAGCAGTTTCACTATCTTCAACGCTTTGTCCCAAATCTGCAATATCTTCGGGTGAAACAATTTTCGTGATTTTTTCTGCAATTTCTTTTCTATCTTCAATATCAAGTTCAGGAAGTTTATCCTTAAACGCTTGAATGAATGATTTAAGATATGATTCAGTTTGTGATGGTTCTAATTCAGTTTTTCTAATAGTATTTGTTATTTTACCAATTTGTTTTTCAAGTTCTCTTGTTGTTTCTGTTGCAGGGTCTTCAACCGCAACTTCTTCACCATCTTCTTCGGGCATTTCTTCTTCACCCTCTGGTGCTTCTTCACCATCTTCTTCATCACCTAATGATGCTTCTAAATCAGCAGCAGCGTCATCTCCACCTTCTGGTGATTCTTCACCATCTTCTTCACCGCCTAATGATGCTTCTAAATCAGCAGCAGCGTCATCTCCACCTTCTGGTGCTGGTTCTTCTGCTGGCATTTCTTCACCACCTTCTGGTGCAGCATCTACTGGTTCTGATTCAAGACCAGCTTTCATTTCTTCACCACTTGGTTCTTGTGATGGCATTTCTTTAGCTGCAGTAGCAGCATCTAAATCACCTAACATGCTTTCAGCACTACCAATTTCTTGAGCAGCCTTATCTTCATTTAAGTTTATTTTTTTCTTACTACCATTTGGATTTACTTTTGTTACAACCGCTTCATTAATGGTTTTTAACAACATATTTCTGTTTTTATCTGCTTCAGCCAATTTACTGAATTGATAATCAGTTATATTACCCAATCCACCAATATATGCGAAATCAGATGAATCTGGGTCAGATTTAAGACCACCTTTTTTAATGTAATAGTGGTGGTTTTCTTTAATGATACCATAAGCAACACCATCTGCTGCTCTCTTATAGTCAATTAAAGTACCCAATGTACGATTTTTTGATTCCTTAATAGAAACTTTATCAACTTGTGCTAAGTTTTTTAGTCTTTGGAAATAAGCTTCTTGTGATGTATGTTTTGCCATTTGAATGTATTTTAGTTCTTTATTATTTTATTATGCTTGTTTATAAATACTTTATTATGAACAAAAAGTAATGTCACTACAATATTTCATAATTTTCATTAATTATTTTATTGCTGACAAGCATTTCATAAACCCTTGGTGTTATTAAATTTTTTCTTTTTAGGTCATCGATAACCGATTGATTTGCTTTTTTATTTGAAACATTTTCAGTTAAAAACTTTGTATTAGCGTGCAAACGTTCAACAATGTCATAGAAAGCCTTATCGGATTTTTTTCTCTCGACATATTCATTTAATTGTTCTTTTTTAACTATAAATGTTTTCATATTACATTAAAAATTCGTTTAGACTTAATTCTTGAGTAAGATAATCGTTTTTCATACTAACCATTTTTTCGAGATACCCAGTGTTTCTTAAAACTTTAAATACAAGATTTTCCACAGAATATTCACCACTTTTATCAAGACCACTTTGTCTATATTTTTTTATTTTATTTTTCAATACATCGTGTTTCTTTAAAAAATCTTCCTTACTTCTATTTGTTTCTAAGTCATCAATTGCATTCATGATGTCAGAAGATTTTAATTGTACATCTGCTGTATCAATATTTATAATTTTTTTTGTTGGTTTTCTTATCCAATCATTTTTAATTAAAGAATATGTTCCAGAGGAATGATGTGGTTCGGCACTATCTTGAAAATACATTTCAACATCATGACCTTTAATCTGAATTGGAAGTTTTTCTGCCCATAATTGTTTTTTCATTTTAAAGAAATCGCCAACAAATTCCTTATTTTCTGAAATCTGATTGAAATCAAGAACAACATGAATATCTAAGTCAGAATTTTCGTTGTAATTATAGTTTGCCATGCTACCAGTAAGTATTATATCATTAAACTTAAGGTTTTCTGCATCACAAAATTCAATGAACCTCTTAGCATTCATTAATAAAGATTTTCTGACTTCGTTTTTTAATTTTTCGTCAGATTCCCAAATAAGTGGACTTAACGTATCGTGAGTTTGAATACTTGATACATCAACATTATCAGGTTCAACAACTTCTTTCAGTGTATCTGAAATATTATGTCTTCTCCAATATCTGTTCGACCATGAACGTGGGTTTTTCTTATTTTCTTCCATGTTTATCTTCTAAAATTCTGATATATGTTGTCATTTTCCATGTCAACGGGTTGTCCTTTTGGTGTGGAAACTGGAACAACTCGACCCATATCATATCCAAACCAACGATTAGCTAAACCGTTCAACCAGTCTTTAGCTTCTTGTTCTGTATTATATTCCATTGCATTAGTTGACCACACATTTTCACCCTTACCAGTTACTTCTGCACGATATTTTTCACCCAATTCTTCTTCAATCCCTTGCTTTAGTCTTGGCGCAAATGTTTTATGTGCTGGTGGAAGACTCATTGGTTCAGTATCAATCATGCTTTCATTAATTACTTTGCCACCATGTTCAATCCATGCAGTAAAACCTTCACCATATGATAGTTGTGCTTCGTTTTTTAAGACCTTTGCTTGATATGGGTCTTGGGCAGTTTCAATAAGACGTGCAGACATTCCTTCATAAGAACCCATGATTTTATATTCTTCATTTAAGGCTGGTTTTACATGATTGATTTTTTCAACCATTTCAAATAGTCTGGCTTTTGATGATTTAAATTTCATTTTTGGTACAGTATTATATGTAATTATTTACCAACCTTCGCAATTGCAGCTACAGGGATTTTTTTACCAGCATTACCAGCTTCGTCAAGTTCATCTTTATCTTCTTTAGATGTTTCAGAGTCTTCGTCTTTCTTGTCATCTTTTTTATCAAAATTGAACTGAGTTTTGCTTTTAGGTTTTTCATCCTTTTTCTCACCTTTTTTCTTATCGAAATTCCATTCAGTAAGTTCTGCTGGTTCTTGTGCAGGTTCTCCTTCCAATTCTTCTTCTTCTGCTTCAGCACTTTCTTCTCCTTCTTCATCACCGTGAACCATAGCATATAGACTATCGATTTTTGCTGTTAATGCAGCAAGTTTTTCTTCTGGTGATTTTTCTTCTGGAATTTCTTCCATACCGCCCATAGCAGGTTCTTCTGTTGCTTCTACGTCAAAATCTTCATTTAATTTGGGTTTGAATGTTTTATCGAGTCTACCCATAACTTCGAACAACCTTTGTTTACTATTTTTTTTCATTTTCTTGATTTTTTATATAAATACTTATTAATGTTGAGATAGGAATATTTTTCTAACATCAGGTCTGCGTGCTTCAATATCACCATCGCCTGTTGGCATAACAACAACGTTCCAAAATACACCCTCTTTTTGTGGGGTTTTCATCATTTCATCATACGTTAAAATTGATTCATGTTTCATTCTATATTCTGGATATGCATCTTCTGCAATTCTTCTTTTTAGTTCAGAGACACCCGCCCAACCATCGATAAACATAACCTTTCCTTTCTCATCGAGTGCATATTCTTCACCAGTTTTACCACCCTTTTTGGATTTTTTAATTAATAGGTCATGAAAATATTTTTTCTGTAAAAAATTAGATGTTTTTGCAGTTTCCCACAACCCATTTTCTTTTAATATATTGACTTGAATAGGATGTGCATTGGATGAAAACACAACTGTGAAATTTGGTGTTTGATTTATATATACATCTGCCATTTTTGTATACGCATAGGATTTTGCATTATATCCCCTTTCGATTAATCTATTCGTAACACGCATTGCAATATCATAATATACTTTTGTAAAGAAATCACCAGAATCATTCCATCTCATATATAAAGTAATATCATTACCATGCATTTTACACAGCGTTTCAAGTTCATTGTATATTTTTTCTTCATATCGTTCTGGTTCATTTAATAACCAATTCAATATTTGTGTTGCACGCAAGTATGGATTAGGATATTTGATATAATTTCCATGTCTGGCATAACAAGGTTTGATGCAGCTACCTGCACCGGGACAGGTCGTAATATAAATAAACTTATTTTTTTCTTTATCGTAAACCAATCCTTTAAACGCAGGTATACCAGTATTGTATGTTACAGAATCTTTAGTTGAAGACTTTTCCATCTTACTATTTGCATCGACAATATTTTTAGGTTCTTGTGAAATTTCTTTTATAAATCTTTCGACATCAAAATCACCAAGTGCCTGTACGATTTCCTCATATTCTTCCCCACTAAGATTTAATGAACCAAGGTCACGAAATTTCAAATCTTTCCATATACCCTCTTCCCCCTTTTTACTTCTTCGTTTTACTAATCTTGGGTCACCAGCTTTATGTATTGTAGATGCATGAATCCAAGGTTTAGAAATTGGAACTTCTGGTCTCTTCCCTGCAGACATTTTTTGTCTTTTTGCAAGAAAATTAAGATATTCAGCGAATTCCGTTGGGTCAATACATGTATGCTTATTTTCTAAATCATTATATAATGTTTGAAAATTTATTTCGTATAACATCTCGGAATCATCTTCAATCAATGATGTACCATTAATTTTGTTCATCATTTCGAATAATCGTTGTCTACTATCTTTAATCATGATACTTATTCTTAAATTTTGTTATTTTACATAAATACAGAACTATTAATTAAAGTCTTTGAGTATTTATTATAAATTCCACTATAAAATGAATTTAGAATGTTTAAATGATATAATTACCGATAATTTAGCAATACACATCGATTTAACAGATATTAAATCGTGGGTAAACTGGAATACTGGTCTCACTGCGTTTAGTTTAACTAAATGGAATGGAGCAATTTCTGATAATATTAACTTAATTGATTTTGGACTAACTGGTTTCGATAACGGTAGAACCAATATTATGTGGAGTGGTATCACAGTCACACCGAAAGATACGTTCTTCACGATGTATAGAGTGGGGTTTAATGAAGTGCATAACCCAACAACAGATGAAACGAGTGGTGTTACTGCTACAACATTTTATTATCCAATAAGTGCAATTACATCGGGTGATACCGAAAATTATTATTTTGACCTTACTGGTGGTTATTTACAAGGATTTTTTAAACTTCAAAATTATAACTACGAATTATTTCCATCAAGATATAATAAAGGTATAACAATTGAAACTATTGTATATTTACATCCTGATTCGCATGGAATATTTTTCATGATGGGCGCACGTGCTGAAGATAAATACAATCCGTATTTTAGTGGTGAGACAATTACTGGTACGACAACTATTGGTGTAGTAACAAGTGAAGATAATTATTTGGATGCTATTACTGAATCCGAGGAATTGAAAACCGCTTTTATTCAACCCGAAGAAATGATGAAAACAGTTTATTCTGAAATTCCACAGGTTAATAATGTGCGAAACAACGTAATTGCCTTTGAACTAACTCAAGATAAGAGAATTGCATATAAATATATTAATAATGAGGGACTTATCATAACAAATAGCTCGCCAGCAATTGTTACTGCAACAGGTTTTACGATGATTGATATCGCATTTACCCCAGACATTATATTTAATAGTCCAACACAATTAGAATGTGCACCACAAAGAACAGGTAAGTTAATTTTTTATATTAACGGGCGTGCCATGTGGATTGTTAAAGACTTTCCTGAGTTTTATTTTCATGCATTTAATAATGATAGAGAAAAAGAAATTGGTGTACCGTATTCAATTAGCTGGGGTGGTGGTAGTTTTGGATTAAAACATTCATGGCATTACGATTATCAAACATATGTAATGTATGATGGTCAAGATACTGATTATATTACTTCGAAATTCTTCGTAGAACCAGACCCAATTCCTACTGAATGTTATATTGCACCAACTGGTGACACATATTTGGCTGGGTTGTCATTAAGTGCAGATAGTGTGACGTTTAAATATGTTGATGAATGTGACCCAGATGTTGAATATCCACTTACAGTAATGAGAATTCAATATACTGGTGGAACTGGTAATACATATTTTATAAAATTCAATCAACCGATTTCAGTACTTTCAAACCGTGATTATAATGTTAACCTATTATTATATAATGATGATTTCTTTTCTGGTGATAGTATAAATAAGGTATCTATATTAATGTATAGTGACGTTGTTGATATCAATGTCATCAAAGATATTGAATACATGCATCCAATAACCAGCGAATATATTGCAAGTCTACAAGATGATACATTACATCCTTGGGGTGATGGTCAAGAATATCAATATAGTCTTGATGGTAAATTATATTATGGTGATAGTGGTTTGCCTGTTACATTGATAAATTCAATGATTGTTGGATATGGTATGACTAATTATGGTTACTATGATGGTGGAGAAAATCATAGTGATTTAATGACTGGTGATAAAAATTGGTTACCTATGTATAGTACATTTAGAATACCTGATAATACTGGACAAAAGGAAATATTTATGGGACTTTTAATTCAAACTGATGGTGAATTTAATATAAACGGTAACCTATATATTAATGGATTCACTTATACTGCAGCAGATATTTTGGTACAAGATGAAAGAAAAGATGATTTAACTATTCAACAAAACTTTGATTCTGGTTTTATTGGTGGTATTCAGAAACTTAGAATATATGATAGAGCATTCACTTCTCCAGAAATATTACATAATGCATTAATTGAAAGAGAAAAGAATCCAAATATTATTGTAAGTAAAGGTGGTAGAATAATTTATAGGTAATGAGTCAATTGTCAGAAATTTTTGAGGGTTGGAAAAACTATGCATTTCCAAATAAGGAGGTGGAAAATGAAGCAAAACGTAGAATGACAATATGTGTGGGGTGCGATAAACTAAAAAAGAATAAATGTGTGTTGTGCGGATGTTATATGCCAGCAAAAGTCAGAAGTCCTAAATCAAGATGTAGAATAAAGAAATGGTAGGAATTAACCAACCATTTGATGTTCTTTTGTTTTTTCCAACCAATTTAATTTATTGCTTGTAACAAGAAGATAAGTATTTTCAAATGCTCTACCTTGGACATTATCGGAATCAACACATATTTTTGAATAGCCTTCAAGTAACCTATTTTTATTTTCAGTAACAATTTCTATAATTCCATTTAAACAAGTTACCCATCCAATATAGAAACGTTGTTTTAAGTCAAAATATGCATTTTTGGGAATGTAAAAAAACACAACACTTTCATTTGGATTATCAAGATTAGGTATTTTCTTATATTTAATAGTGCTATCGTCTTCGCAATTATCCCATTCAGTAAAAAAACGAATAATGATACCGTCATCAACATTATGAATCGATGGCAATTCTTTGAGTAATTCTGCTTTTCTTTTATTTAGCAGTACATCAATTTTGTCCAATATCATTTTCTTTTCCTCTGTCATTCTAACAATATGGTATGTTTTGAATCTTGTCTCGCATTTCTGGTGTACGAATTTCTAATCTTGTTGCGCTTTCGATATATGTTTCACAAAAATGTCTGGTAAATAATGTCTGAATTTTTGGTGGTGCGTGTTTAAATGCAAGAAATTCGATTTCATCACCATCTTCGGTATTCAATGTAACATCAATATCACCCCACTCAAAACCATCAAACCATGCATCTCCAGATGGTTCAATTGCATCTCCCATAGTACCACCCCAGTTCCCTTGGTCATACCATCCACCTTCGGATATTGAAATATCGTCACCATTAAAATTTAAATTGAAGCTAATCGGTTGTTTTTGTTGGTCATATTTATATTCAACAACTAAATAATATTCAAGACTGAGACTTGATGCGTTTTCATAATCACCTTCCCAATCTCCACCAATTCTCGAATCATAAATCTTGGTTTTTACATTACTTTTACTCAATAATGCATCACAAATAAATTGTTTTTGGAAATCTTCGTTTTTTAGTAAATTAATGGTTTCCATTTCCTTACTGTGCTCATCATTACCAAGAAAATCAAATTCTTGAATTTCTTCATTAATGATTTTTATAAATTCTTTTTTATTCACAGATAAAACTTTTTAATAAATACTAATAAATTTATATAAAATTGTTAGTTGTGAGTATTTATATTTGAAAATCATTGCTTAATTCGTATTAAGTTATGTCTGAAAAAAATCAGAGTGATTTTTGAAATTTTATCGCCTGATAGGGGTTATGTAAAATTTTAAGACTAACAAAGTGATTTATAACTGCACCGTTTTTATAGCGGTGCATTTTTTTATATGGGTTTTAAGTATTTATTGAAAATTGTTGAAATGAAGAAAAAAACTAAAGAAATGCTTTTTGAAATGATGGAAAAATTAAATCCAGATTTCAATGTTCAAGAAGCTGGGGTTGCACCAGATGTTGTTAGTGCACAAAAAGCTACGACAACTAATGTGCAACGTGCTAATCAACGTATTGGTACACCACAAGAATTTCAAGATGGTTTTATGGCATGGCTTGGAACAACAGGCTTTGACCCAGTAAAGAAACCATTAGGTATTTCTGATGCACAATCTCGTGTGAAAAACGCAATGATTGCACTGGGTTATAAATAAAAAATAATTATTTTTGAAAATAATTTGAAATTTGTTTGTATTTATGATTTTAATGCATATATTTGCACTCAGAAGTTTTAATAAATGTTATTTGTAGTTGAAATGAAAAATTTAGTGAACATAGTGCCCCAACCGCAACAACATCCACAGGATGGTGAATGGGGAAAGTACGCTTAATTTTTCAATTGAAGTTTTAAGTTAAACATGACCCCATTCTGAAAAGAGTGGGGTTTTTTATTTTCATATCTGGGTGTACTGCAGATGGCTATACTACGATGCCTTGGAAGCATCGGTCCGCAGGTTCGAATCCTGCCACTCAGACCAATATGGTGATTGTAGAGGAATTGGTAGACTCACCTGACTGTGAATCAGGAATCTTGCGGGTTCGAGTCCCGTCTTTCACCCAAATATCGTTCTTTTATATGGTTATAGAGTAGTAGCGCAGTTGGTTAGCGTACCGCATTTGGGATGCGGGGGTCGAGAGTTCGAGTCTCTCCTACTCTACTGTGTTAGTTGTAGATGCTGGCATTCTACACGTGACTGTGAATCACGGATACGGGGGTTCGATTCCCCTCTAAAAAATTTTTGTACTTAAAGTATTTATCTGAAAATTGTGTATATGAAAAAAGGTAATAAACAAATGTTATTTGAGATGATGCATAAGGTTGCAGGAATGCCTTTAAATGAAATGGCAAAACCAATAAAAGAATTTCGTAATACAATTGGTGATAAAAAAATGGTTTATTATTTAATGCCAAATACTCCCAAAGCAGAAGAAAAGGGTTATGATACTTCAATATTTAAGGTTGATAATTATCATGGTAACGTGACATTATCATATTATTGGTTAAATAGAGAATCAGATGAAAATTGGTATAAACCCAAATATGGTACTCATGTAGATGAATATAAATCACAATATATTTCACAAAGTAGAGAACCAGAAAAAGCAAATATGTTAATTCAAAAGCATAATTTATAATATTATTGCATTAAATTATATTTATTTATATATATTTGCATAATATTGACCTGTGGTGTAATTGGCAACACGTCTCACTTTGACTGAGAAGAGTCCAAGTTCGAGCCTTGGCAGGTCAACTAATTTTCTTGGAATATGGATGAATTGGAAAAATTACGAAAAGAAAATGAAGATTTGAAAGACAAATTAACTGATTTGACTTTTGAATTGAATTATAATAAACAAACCGAGTTAATTGAATTCGTTCGTGAATTATATCAATCATTAGGTAATGTTGGTAAAAATCTTACAAAGAAAGAAATGATTGAAAATCTGAGAAACCATATTCGAGAGTTTACAAAAAATAATAAAATACAATTATGAGTAATTATAATCTTTACCTCGATGACTTTCGTCAACCAATTGATAGTAGTTACTATCTTAATAATCCCATATATGGAAACTTAAAATGGGAAGTTGTTCGAAGTTATGATGAATTTGTGAAAATAATAACTGAAAAAGGTATTCCTGATATCGTGAGTTTCGACCATGATTTGGCTGATGAACATTACGACCCAGAATTACATGGTAGTGAAACCTATAACGAAAAATACGATAATTTTGTATTTAAAACTGGATATGATTGCGCCAAATGGTTTATTAATTATTGTATTGATAACCAAAAAGATGTACCAGAAAAAATTTTCATTCATTCTATGAATCCAGCAGGAAGTGCTAATATTAAATCGTTATTTGATACATATAATAAGTATCGTAGAATTTAATTACCTTCCTCCAGCACTCCTTGAACCAGAAGTACCTGTTGAACTTCCAGCACTTCTTGTTGGTTGTGAATAACTACGTGACGTTGTATTTGACGGTGCTCTTGTCGGTGCAGTACGAGAATATGAGGGAGCAGTTGAGGGTGCGGTTCTTGTTGGTGTATTATATGTACGTGATTGAGTATTTGATGTAGGTCTGGTTGTAGTATTTCTACTTCGAGTCACATCATTATTATATGTCGGACGTGTAGATGTTCGAGGTACAGTATAGGTTGGTTTATATTCTCTTGTATATGTTGGTTTTGATTTGATGTTAACATGGTTTGAAACCACGTATCTATGTCCATAATAATGGTTAATATAATAGCTGTTACGACCCCAATATCCATAATAGTAGCTATTATAATATCTATTATAGTAATATGGTGTATACCAATAATTATAATAAAAGGGGTCATAATGGAGACAATAGGGACGATATACATATCCAAATGTTAATAAAACCCGATAATTTGGTTGGTCATTGTCTTCATAATAGTTGTTAATTATAACGGGTTCAGATTTTTCTTTAACAATTATATAAACAGTATCTGTTTTTGTCGTGTCAGGAGTTCCATATAATTCTTTATCTTTCTCAATACGATATTTTTCGTAATTTGAAAGTTCAGCTTCTTGTCCAATTAAAACAAATGCAAAGAGAATTGCGAGTAGTGTTAATAGTATCTTTTTCATGACTTGTGTGTTTTTAATTAAAAGACAATTAACGTGCCAAAATTTTACATGAAAATCAACTATTTATAGTAAATTTCATTACATGAAAAAACAAGATAGCAAACAAAGACTTTTTGAAGTTATGGGAAGACTTGACAAAACATTCAAGTCTAAATTAAATGAAAATATGGGTGTAGCACTTAATGAAGAAAGTAGACCATTATATGATATAGCTCAAGAAATATATCAAGACTGGAAACCAGTACATCCTTATGCAAAAGAATATCTTGATGCAATGTCAAGTCTATCGTCAATAAATGATAAATATATGTTTGATTCTGGAAGTGAGATTGTAGCACGTTTTCTTTCAAATGCAAGTCAATGGAAAGGCGAAACAGCTAAAAGAATAAAGACCGAACTAAAACAAATGTTGGGATTGAAAGAGGGTTATTATGATGATGAGGGTGATGACTCTGATGCTGGACATACAGTAAATGGTAAATTATTATCTCCAGATGAATATAGGAAATGGAAAGAAGAAGAAGGAGAATATGATGACATGGATAAACTTAACAGACCAAGATATTGAAATATCATTAAGAATTAATTTTAATAAGCATATTTATTGATTTTTTTTTGGAAAATGTTTGTATTTATGAAAAATTGATTATCTTTGCAGAAGAAATTTAAAATTTAAAACAATGAGAAATTTACTCGACATATTAATGGTAGCTTTGGAAGCAGTCCTATTATGGGCAGCAGATGAGGATAAAATACGTTCAGTCGGGTAATACAATATTACACACTCCTTTCTTTAATAAGAAAAACCCGACTCTCCACAATAAGTCGGGTTTTTTGTTTTAGTGTGTAGGTTCTTTGACATGTTGGAAATTTGGTCTATTGGGGTATGGGTATCCTTGGTGGTTGTCGCCCACCAGAAGCGAGTTCGAGTCTCGCATAGACCGCCTGACTTATTTTCTTTTTCTGTGTATTTATGTATATGGAAAAAGAAAATAAGTATTATTTGGTTTATAAAACAACCAATTTGAAAAATGGTAAGTTTTATATTGGTGTTCACGAAACATATAATCTCAATGACGGTTATTTGGGTTCTGGGAAAGTTCTTAGGAACAGCGTTTATTATCATGGGAAAGAAAATTTTAAAAGGGAAATTCTTGAATTCTGTGAAGATAAAAAAAGCATGTATCAAAAAGAAAAGGAATTTGTTACTGAAGAACTGATAATGAATTCTAAATGTATGAATTTAGTTGTTGGTGGAATGGGATTCATTAATGATGAAAAACATCGTGAGGTTTCACAATTAGGTGGTAATGCGACTTCATTGAAACTAAAAAATGACCCAGAATTTAGAAAGAGACATCAAAAAATTGTCTCGGAGAATATGAAAAAAGCGCATCAATTAGGAAAAATTATACCACCTGATTGGACTGGTAAAAAACATAAAGAAGAAACAAAAAGAAAAATCGGAATAAAAAATTCAATCAAACAAAGTGGCATTAATAATTCACAATTTGGTACTTGTTGGATAACAAAAAACGGTAATGATAAAAAAATAAAAAAAGAATACCTTCAAGAATATCTTTCTGAAGGTTGGATTAAAGGTAGATATGCTCGGTTCGAATCCGATATGGGGTACAAAGTATATTCAATTTCACAGTGCTTTGGTGTGGTCATTACCTATTTTTTCAAGTAATAATTCATGTCTTTTAAATGATTATTTGAATATTTTTTGTATTTATGATAAACACAATAACCAATGAAAATATTAATTGTTGATGATAATACATTAGTACACTATTTGATAAAAGCCATGATTGAAGCAATGATTGAAGAAAATGGTTTTGAATTGTTTGATGTATATAACGGTGAAGAAGCGGTTGATTTTGCATTAAATAATGAATTGGACTTGATTTTCATGGACATAATGATGCCAATATTAGATGGTATTGAAGCAACTAAAATAATAAAAAAATTCTCACCCAACATACCAATAATATGTATTAGTGCATATCAACAGAATCAAGAGATATCTCGTTTATTTGATGACATAGTTCAAAAACCATTTGTAACTAAGCAAATAATAGGTAAAATTAAAAAATACGAATAACATCCAGTATTTATGATAAACCTAAAGTTATGGATTATCATATAATGTTATTTCTGACAATGATTGCAGTATTTGTTTCATATATTGCTGCAGTATGGATTAAATTTGGCGTACAGCCATCAATAAGTGCAAGTTATGATTGTTGGAAAGGTAATTGGCAATCATTATTCACTCTTTTCTGTTGGGGATTTGCATTTCCTGCAATGATTATTGGTGTAGAGGTAACACCATTGATGTTTTTCGCAACTGCTGGAATAATGTTCGTTGGTGCTGCATATCAAATAAAAAATCCTTGGGTATATAAATATCACATGATATTTGCAGTATCAGGAATAATTTTCAGTCAATTAGCAATATATTTTGGTTATGATTTATTATGGTTAAACATTGTGTCTGTTGCGTTAACCGCATTAATATTATTAGCTAAACAATTTCTGGGTTTAAAGAATCACTTCTGGTGGATGGAGTTAGTGTACTTTGCTGCAATAGTTTATGCTATGGGAACTAAGATTATTCCTCTACTGTATCTAACAACATTTTTATTTTAATATACGTCTTTGGTGTAACGGTAGCACGATTCTCTCCAAAAGAATTAGTACTTGTTCGAATCGAGTAAGACGTGCAATATTAAAAACATGCATTTAAAATTAATCATTTATTTATTAATTATAAAGTAAAACCCTTGGTAGATTGCCTTTTACCATTCAATACATGATATGTTGTTGTTTCATCTAATTTATGTTTTTTACAAAAATTTTTAACTGACTTAAATTGATATTTAATACCATTTCTATATAGAATATGTTCTTTATTGTTATATTTTATTCTATTTCTTAATTCGGTTAGTGTAAAATCATGTTTTTTAAAAACAGTCCAATTTTTAAAAAATGTCATTTTAAGTTTTCTTAACATTAATGACATTAACATCTTATCATTTAAATTATTGTCTTTACAAAATTTGGAAAAATTATCCACCCTATAAAATTTATTCTTAGTTATAAATACGTAAATATTAACAAAAATTAAATAATATATAAAAACTTTGTTTGTTTTTATATATTATTTACATATCTTTGTAATTATTAATAAATTCTTTATATGCTTATAATAAATCATAAGAAAAAGGATTATTATGATGGTGTTGCTGGTACTACTGGCATTGATAAGACCATTGTATATCATCGTGAAGTAATTGAACTTGAAGAAGATAAACTACCCAAACAATTTAGAAGAAAAAGTAATTGGAGAAAAGAAGATATTAATCCATTACGTGAGTTGAGTACATTTAAGTTAAAAAAAGAATTTCATGATGTTTGTGAAGACTATTCATATTTTATAATTGGCTTTTGTGGTAAACTATATATAGGTTGGAAACTTTATCGTGAGGAAATATTCCCATACATGGTCGATACTGAAATCACATTTGATTCCGAGTACATGAAATCTATTTTAGAACCAAAATCTTGGTATAATAATCTCGAAGATAATATTAATTATATTCAGAAGTTTGATGCGATTCAGATTTTCAGAGATTTAAAAACACCAGTTTTTGTATTTGATAATGATTATAGTAGAACACAACTTGATACCAAACATTATTCGATTAGAAATTATAATCCGAAATTTTTCGTAAACCCAGTT